TCATGAGGGCTTTTTCGCCTCTCGATCGAGCTGGCGCACCTCCGCGACATTGGCTATGGCCTTCGTACGCCCCTTCCGGAGATAGCGCACGGTCATGAGCTCCTTGGAGTGCGTCAGGGCGCCTTGAATGTCCTTGATCTCGGCGCCTGCTTCCTCGGCCTCCGTGGCCCCGCCTGCGCGGGTGTCCATGTTCCAGACCTCGTCCGGGATGCCGGCTGCTCGGGCGCCCTGTCGGAACCAGCGCCGGTAGCTGCCCTCGCGGACCGGCTGCCCGGTCTCGTCCTTGACGATCGCACCGGTGCGTTCCTCGATCGGCACCCGCTCGAGCAGCGGCATCAGCAGCCCGTAATTCTGGAGTTGGAAGTCGGCCGCCGACTTGTACTTCGATTTGGACGTCTTCATGCGCCAGCGCCAACCCGGGATGTTCTCCCAGGTGAAGAAGCCGACCCAGCGGAAACTTCCGCACTCGATGACGCTCGCGCCCTTGGGCGCCACTCGGTTGTCGATACGGGTGTTGAGCTTCAACCGCTCGCCGATGATGTCCTTCTGCCGGAGCAGCAGCTCGAACTGCGCTGCGGTGCCGATTGAAAGGTAGAGACACCGCGAGGCCGGCATGATGCCGGTCGCGGCAAACTCCTCCATCTTGCGCAGGAAGGCGGCCACGTAGCTGTAAGTCATTTCCTGCTCGCGCGCGCCGCCCTTCTCGAACTTCACGAGCTTCAGCTCCTCGTTGAGAAGCTTGGCCTCGGGCACGCGCAGCGATGCCAGGAAGCGGATCACGGTGCGGAACATCGAGATCGCATCGTGCGCGCGGTCGATGCGCTCGCCGGTCATGACCTGCTTGCCGTTCGCGTCGAGGACGGGCTGGCCCTTTCTGTTGACCTTGAGGACGGGCTTGCGCCATTGCTTGTACCAGTGCTTGCAGTCGGCCGTGGTTACGTTCCGGAGGAGCCGGGCGCCGACGGTGCGCTCGATGATTTTGAGACTGTCGATGTAGGAGTCGCGCGTGTTGGGCTTGACGGTGTGGAAGTCGGACAGCGGATGGGTCTGATAGAGCCGGCAGGCCGACAGCACGGAGCCGGTATATGGCTCGAGCGGCACCAGCTGCGGTAGGCCCGCGCGATCGGCCTCAAGCTCCTTTTTGCGGGCCTTGATCCAATCATGAAGGCTCGCGGTGTGGGCCCGGCAGGCTTCGGCGAGGGCTTCTTCATCGGCCGTGGGATCCAGCGCGATGCATGTGTCGGGGTACCCCATCGGGTCGACCACGACCTGCTTGGCGATCCAGTACGGTAATCGGTGCCGGCCTCGCTTGAGACCCGGCGCGTTGCTCCGTCTCGGCATCGAAGTTTTCCGGTCCGTCCTCGACGTCCTGTGCTGGGACGATGCCATCTGCCTTGACCTCGTTGTCTGAGTCCAGCCAGACCTTGACGGTCGGCCAGTACCATCCACCCCATTCCTCCCGAAACGGTGGAAAACCGGCTTTTGCCATCTGCTGTTGGATCAGAGACCGAAACCGGATTTTTCCCAGCCGCGGCGACACACGCCGGCGAAGCTCCTCCCAGCCCACATAGAGGCCGTCGGTCTCGTCCAGGCGCTCACGCGTGACGGGATCGGCCTCCGTGTCGTCGATCTCCTTCATGCCGCTGATTCCGCTGAGACTACCGCCAGCCGCGGCTCGTTCAGCCGCTCAAGCAGCTCGGTGCACGTCGCAACCTCTACGCCGTCCACGAAGAAGCGCTTGCCCGGCTGGATCTTCGACCGGCGCCGGCGCGGGCCGGTGATCGTGCAGGTCAGCCGCGGATAGATCGTGTTGCGGTAATGGTCAGCGTAGAAATCGCTGCCATCCACGTGGCAGACGAAGATCATCTTGCTGGCGACGAGATCGTCGCGCGTGATCGGGCCCGTCATGGCTCGCGCCCTTCGAGCCTGGCTGCAGCGTCGAGCATCTTCCGGCGTACCCGCGCGAGCTGCTCGGCGTTGGCCGGCGGGCAGCGGCAGAGCTTCATCTCGATGGCCGCGGCCGAGATGCGGCAGGCCTCGATCAGGCGGACCAGGCGGCCGACGTCGGTGATGTCGAGGCCGATCATGCCGCGTCTCCCCGGGTCGAGCGCCAGCCGAGCCGGGTCTGCTGCAGCTTCAGCTCGTTCAGAAGAACCTCGGCATGACGAATGGCCTCGTCCAGGCAATGCTCGCGGTAGGAGAGAGGCTTGCTCGCATGGGCAGCATTGACCACGCGATTGGTGATCATCGGCACCAGCCGGGTGGTGGCGGCAACGGCTGCGGTGAGGGCTTCCGGACGCGTCACAGCACGAACCCCATTTGGCAGTTGACGCAATGGCCGGAGTCCGCTTCGACGAAGATCGGCGCATGCAGGGTCGGTGCACCAAACGCCGGACAAAGCTCCTGGCTGAAGAAGCCGGTGTCGCCGTCGCCGATCAGAAGCTTTGCCTTTGCTGCACAGGCTGAACAGAGCGGCGGATTGTAGGTGACCCACCAGCAGCCGCCCGGGCAGGCGGCATCGTCGGTGCAGCCGCAACCGGTGCAGGCGAGCCCGGCCGTGCGCGGGCGCGCATTGACGTCGACGGCTTCACAGCGCAGATGCATGGACCTCTCCCGCGATTTGGAGCTTGGCTCGATCGAGCACGCCGGCGCGATGGCCGACGAGGTAGGACAGGACGTCGCGATCGCCGTCGAAGGTCCGTGCCAGGATCTCGGCAGGGCCGACGCGCCAGGGACGTCCGGCGAACGCGTCGTCATAGCCGAGCTGCCAGGCGTCGCGATCGGTAGCGGTGGAGCGGGGGAAGGGTTCGATACCTCCAACCTCCGGCGCGGGCAGCGCCGGTGCTCTGTCTTGAGCTATCCCCGCAGAAATCATTGCATCCTCCGACGCGCTTGGAGGCTCTTGCCGAGGTCAGTCACGAGCTCGCCAAGGAGCCCCTCGAAATCCGAAGCGGCGAGACCCCCTCCGATGATCGCGAGCGCGGTGCACCGGATCGTCGTCATCGCGATCGCGACCGCTTTTTCCTCGCGCGAAAGCCCGCGTTCCGCGCCGAGCTCCAGCGCCAAATTCATCGGAATACGGAAGGCCGCGCGAAGCTCGTCGAGGTAGGCTTTCACGTGTGGCGGCAGATCGCTGCGGTCGGGGATCTCACTCATCGCCGAGTCCTCGTGTCAGACTGCCGTCGATCAGCGGAAAATCGGTCGCGACGAACTCCGCCTCGCGCCGGCGCCGCGCTTCTGGCTCGAGTTGGCCCCGCTCGCGTTCGATCCGGATCACCGGGAGCACCACCACCACGCCGGGCTCAGCGCGCGGCGTGTGGGCGGGATGTCGCTGCGGAAATGTGTAGAGGCGTGCGGTCATCGCGGTAGCACCCGCACGCTCTTCGGCGCCCTGATGTCGATCAGCTTGAGCCATTGCTCGAGGCGCGATTTTGCCACCAGCTGGTTGGGCGCCTCCGGCAGGCCCGGCACGAGCAGCGTGTCGCTGCCCTCGATCTTGATCTTGCGGCCGCCTTGCATCCGCGTGCGGTAGCCGTGGCGCGCGACGCCGGCGATGTATTCGCGCAGCTCAGTTTCGGGGCCGCGCGCGATGACGAGGGCGCCCTCAGGCACGCGCAGGCCGAACTCGATCTGGCCGGAGGCGAAGCAATAAGCGCGGACGAAGGTGGCGCGGGTCATGTCCGCACCTCGAATGAGCGACCTGCGTTGATCGCGTCCATGTGGGCCTCCCACCAGAGATCCACCAGGCGCTTCTTCTCGACGAGGGCAGCGACATCGTCCGAGATTCGCTTCACCGCGACGTCGCGTTCGCGGGCTCGAGGATATTGCCTCGCATCCTCCAGAGCCGCGTTGATCCGATCGAGCGCGCACGAATGGACGACCGCTGCACGGACATAATTAAAATGCACGTAACCGTGCTGATCGACCTCGATGGACCGCCAGAGAACTTGCGGAAATTCGGCATTACGGTTGCCGCAGAAGCCGAGAGCGATCGATTGACGTTCGCTATGGCTCATCGAGCGAAACGCCTGGTGTCGCGCCACGTCGTCCATCGCGAGGATGTCTTCCTTGGTGTAGGGCATGATCAGCCCTCCGCCGCGGAGGTGACGTCGCGCAGATACGCGTTGACGGCATCGAGATTGCCGGGCGCGCAATGTGCAAACCCGGCGACATGCCAGCCATCGTCGCTGCGCTCCAGCAGGACGCAGGCGCGATTGCTGTCCCTGGCGAGGCCCACGCTGAACTTCGCGACTGACTGGAATTGCTCGACGCGCGAGGACATCCGGTCCGCGCCTTCGTAGATCTCGGAGACGAAAATATGCCGCGCGCCAAGCCGATCGGCCTCAGCATGGCGCTGGATGCCGAAGGTCACGAGGTCGAGGAAATCAATTGATGCTGCGCGCTGCAGCGCTTCGTTGACCTCTCGCATGGCTGCCCCCAATGCGGTTGATGAAAAGACGCGCGGGCTGGTTTTGACCGGATCGAACCCAGGGCTGCTGGGACCAGCCCGCGCGCGGCGCCGAACGCGAACTCAACGGCCGGCGGGGTCTCGGGACGAAATTGACCGGCTTGCTATCGCCGGCCGTCCGACTCAACCGCCGGACACTCGAGTCGTATTCCAAGAAATTTGGAATATCAACAGGGAAAGTCCAAATTATTTGGATAGCGACAAGATTCCGTTGGTCGCGGAGATGGTACTGCGCAACCAAAGGTGGCAAGCTGAGATTGCCTTGTGAAGTGTGTTCCGTGGGGGTTGTTGTGAATAACGAGGGCAACAAGAAGAATTGGCCGATCGCATTTCAGATCGCGCCTCAACTGCCGTCCGAGCCTGAAGAGGCTTGGGAGATTTTAGGGTTGGTAGCGTGTTTGATTTCGATGGCCTATGGGCCCCCGCGGCAGCCGGACCCATCGAGTGGGGGTCGGATTATGCGCTTTCCTGGGGCGGATCGAATACGCCCAGGCGGCGAGCCAACTCGATAGGAAGGCCGCCAGAGCGCCCAAACCACACATAGTCCGTCGTAAGGCCGGGGATCCGCTGAACGAGAAGGATGGCGAGATCCTTGCTCAGTGGAAATCCGGCTTCCACGTTGTACCAGCGCTTCGGCTCGATCCGGAGAAACGCTGTGAAGGCTGGGACCGTCGGGTAGCCGAGAGCGATCCGCAGGGCTTTCATGCGCGCGGGCACGTCTTGCTCCACGGGGGCGCCTGCCAATGGCGCCGCAGTGACGGCGGCTTTTTTCTTCTTCGGCATAGAGAACGAAACTGCAACTACGCCGGATTCGATGCTACCGATCATGCTTGGGTCGTTGTCTGTCCAAAAGATTTGGAATACGAGGGTTCATGGCGAAGCGAATCGAGTCGCGGCGGCTGCGCACCAAAGCCGAAGTGATGGAAGAGCTGGGCGGCCTCGAAGGTCTCTCGGTGCTGACCGGGAGTGGCTACAAGGCCACTGAAAACTGGACGCGCGCGAAGACCTTTCCCGCGCGCTTTCACGCGCTGATGACGTTTGAGCTTCGGAAGCGTGGCTTCTCGGCTTCGCCGTCCCTCTGGGGACAGGTGACGAACCCTGAAATGGAAAGGGTCGCGGCATGAGCTCGTTACGCGTGCACATGCCGGGGAGTCATCATGACGGCAGGCACAGAGTCGAATCGGGCGCAAGGCCCGGAGAGGTCTGTGGATAAGTATTTTTGTATTTTCGGCGTTTTGTTGCGTTCGCGTCCCTTTCCCTCCAAGTGGCTGAGGCCGCGATGAATCTCCTGCGCGATCGCTGGCGGCGCTCCGCTCTCCATCAATTTTGGCTCGGTCTCGACCGCGTCGACCGCGCCACCGCTCTGATCGGCATCGCCCTGGCGTTCGCCGCGGCCATCAGCATCCAGGCCATCGCGCGCGCCTGGTCGGCCGAGCGAGACACCCCCCAATTCACCGCGCCGCCCTTCGAGCTGCGCTTTGCGGAGACGGCGCGGTGAGAGAAGGAGCCCAGCCGCGGGGGATGAGCCGCCCATGACGCGCGAGGAGCAGATCAAAGGCTTCAGCCATGCCCGCCTCAGCGCGATGGACAACATCCGCCGCGACAAACGTCTCACCTCCTCGGACAGCCTGGTCGGCATCGAGCTCTATTCGCGGCTCGACTTCCGCACCAGGGCGATGGTGCCGACCGACGTCGAGTACCTTGCCGAGAAGCTCGGTCTCGGTGAGCGGACGGTGAAGCGGGCAATCGCCAAGCTCAAGGCTGCCGGCTGGATCGAGGTCGCCAAGGAGTGGAAGTTCAACCGGTACCGGCCTCCCGCGGCTTTCTTCGATCAGGGGCCAAATTGGCACCCGATCGAGCAGTCTCAGGGGCCAGAAGGGCCCGTGACAGACGATCTCAGGGGCCAAAATGTGCATTCTCAGGGGCCAAAAACGACCGATCTCAGGGGCCAAAATGGCCCCCACTTACTTTCTTTAGAAGATTCCTTTGACCTTTCTTCCGAGGCGCCGGGAGCCGCCGGCACGCCGCCTGACGGCGCCGCCGGCCCCGGCTCCAAGCCCAGCTTCGATCTCGGGCTGCCCGGTGTGGCGCTGCGACGGCGGCTTGGCGATGACGCTTTCCGGAGCTGGCTCGGCAAGGTTGCGGTGGTCTCGATCGGGGAGCACGAGCTCGTGCTGCAGGCGCCGACCAGGTTCATCGCCAGCCGGCTCGAGAACGACTATGGCGAGGCGTTGCTCGAGGCCTGGCGCGCGCAGCACCCCGCGCTCGAGCGCGTCCGCTTCGAGATTGCTCCCGCAGAGGCAGCCGCGCCGCGGCCGGAGCATCCCGACGCGCGCTGGCTGATCGACGTCGGCATTGCGCTCGTCGCCGACCAGCTCGGCAAATCGCGCGAGCATGCAGCGGAGGAGATCACCGCCTGGCTCAAGCTCACCCACGGCAACGCCGCCGCGCTGAAGGACATCATCGTCGGCGCGGTGCGGTGGAATCTGCACGGCACGCATTTCGCCGGCAAGGTCCGGCAGGAGGCGCGCAACGCGCCGCAGGGGCAGTTGAAGTTCGGGCCGGAGGATCGCCTAAAAAAGCGGAGCGCATCATGAGCGACGGCAACGACAACCATCTGTCCGCGCAAAATCCAGGCGCGGCGAAAGCTGAAAACTTCGCCGGCCGCGTGCGCATCGGCCACCAGATCGAAAGCCTGCGCGCGCTGCACGGCAAGATGGGCACGCTCGAGCAGACGATGTTGTCTTCGCTCGACGAACTGCGCCGCCTGCGCATCGAGGCCGCGCAGATCGCCGACGCGCTTGCGAAGGAGCGGGGCTGATGCTGGCAAAAGCAGAGAGTGACGACGCGCCGGCGACGACCTTCGCCAAGGATCAGCTCAAATCCATCATCGAGCGCATCGAGCGACTCGAGGAGGAGAAGAAGGCCGTCTCCGACGATATCCGCGACGTCTACAGCGAGGCCAAGGGCAACGGCTACGACGTCAAGGCGCTGAGGACGATCGTGCGGCTGCGCAAGCTGGATCCGAACGAGCGCGCCGAGGCGGAGACGATCTTGGAGACGTACCTGTTGGCGCTGGGGATGCTGGAATGACCGTCTGCTAGTCAGAACGCGGGTCAACGTCCCTCAACAACCAATTGCATTTGTGTAAATTTCCCGCTCACCTATACTGACTGCGGGAGGACGGTGTTGGCCGACCAGCGGATACTGCTCAGCGACGACTTCGCCGACATAGCCGCGGCGGTGAAGGATATCGCCATGTGGGAGCGGCACCGGATCTTCGTCATCGAGCACCTGGTCGCGACTGGCAACGCCCGCGATCCCGGCTCGATCGAGATCGGCACCTGGCTGCGGCGGGCCAAGCTGCTCAGCCAGGCTGAGGAGATCTTCACCGTCCTCGCTCGCCATGAGGATGCCGTCCGCGCCATCGATCCCTTGCTGAGCCGTTAACGGGTTCATTACCCGCCTGGCGTAACCCTGCGTCGGCAAGGGGTTATGTACATGCGTTCCCACCCCGGTTCATTTGATCTTTCCTTTCTGCTGCCGCGGCCCGCGCCAGGGCGCGTCTATTCCGGCCTGCAGCGTGGCCTTGTCGAGCGCGACGGCTGCGCGCTCGAGGTCGAGCTGCCCTTTGTCCGGATTCGCGGCGGCAACCAGCCAGCGGTGTTCAACGCCGCAGCGGCGCTGCTCCAGGACGCGGTGCGCGGCGGGCCTGCGGCCATCAGTGCGATCCTGCACACACCTACGCGGCCGTCGGGCTTCGATCGCTGGCACATCATCGTCGGGGCGCCGGTGGCATTCTCGCCGACCGGGCTCGACCCGTACTTTCCTGTGTCGGCCCGATCGAACGAGGGGAGCTGATGCGCGCGCGGGGCTGTCACGCCGGCGGTGCAAGCATGCGCCGGATCAAGATCGGGTTCGATGAAGAGACTTTCTCCGACATCGCGACGACAGCCGCGCGCCGCAACATCCCGTTTGCCGAGAGGGTCCGGGAGCTTGTTGAGCTCGGCCGCGAAACTGAGAAGCAGGGCGAGGCCGGTTGATGCCGCACATCGACACCACCGACTGGGTCAAGGGCACATTTGTCGGTTACGTCGACATCCGCAAGCCAGAGCCTGTGCGAACCACAGGCCTCGAGCTCCTGTGGCATGTCGCCGTCACTGAGCCGGGCCGTGAGGCGCGGGCGGTCGCGAGCATCCAGCAACTCGGGCTGCATGCCTACTGGCCGCACCTTCACCGCAAGACGCCGGGCGGCCGCCGGCGATCACGCGAGATCACGGTTTCCATGTTTCCGAGCCGGATCCTGGTGCCGATGCCGTCAACAGAGGAGGCCTGGCGCCGTGTGAAGACGGCGCGCGGCGTCGTCGACTTCATGACACAGTCGGGCAGCCAGAAGCTGGCGACCCTGCCGCAGTTCGTGGTCGATGAAGTGCGCAAGATGGAAGCAAAGAAGGACGCGAAATATCGCAACCTACTGATGCGCGCCGAGAAGACGCCATATTATTGCGGCCGCGATGTCTGGGTCGACCTTCTACCGCTGCGCAAGATGCTCGCCAAAATCGTCGATCTTGACGGGCAGGGGCGCGTGAACGTGCTGACCGAAGTCGAGATTTTTGGAAGGCAAGTCTGGCCGGTCAGATTGCATCAAATCCACTTTGTTGAAGGCGCCATCTAGGCGCCCAGTCCAGTCCAAGGCCGACGCAGAAGTTGCTCCGCTTAGTCTTCATCGACATCGGGGCCACTTCGCGCGCCTTCGCTATCATGGATACGTCCCTGCTCGGGTTCAATGACGGTACCCCATCAGGTGCTCCAGCGCGATCCGGATGTCGTCCGCGGCCTCAGTCGAACAGGCATGGAACGACCGTTCCGCGTCGCCAGAATCCTCGGCGATCTTCTCGCCGGGTTGCGTCGGCAGATTGACGATGCATAGCCCCGGCTGCGCACCTTCCTTGCAGCGGATGACCACGTCGGTACCGTTGCGGACCGACACCTCAATGTCGCCGATCCTGGCTTCAATGAGTTCGCGCGAATCGGACACCGACAGGCCGTCGGCGAGTGAGCCGACCATCTGCTTCTGATCGATCGCGAGCCTGAAGGTCTTGTCGTCGCCAACCCAATGGTAGCGGTCCAGGAATTCCGCGTAGGAGCCGAAAGTCTGCTCGTCGGGCTTGTAGGTCCCCGACGGACAGGCAAAGGACAATGCCAGGAGCCGCTGCACCGCCGCGTTGCTGGCGGCGCCGGCGGGAGCTGCGCCCACGACGACGAGAACCACCGGAAGGCAGGACCGTATGACCGTCGCGATGCCCGTCTTCGCCTTGCGCGCGTTCATCTCACTGCTCCTGGCGACACGAAGCGCGGCTGCGGCGGCGGGACATAAGGGGCCGCTCCGCCTCCGCCGCGGTAGTTGGAGGTCGTGGTCGAATCCCCGCCGCTCGGCCGCTGCGGAGTAGGCGCGACGGTCGGGCGCGGGCGGTTGGGAGCTGCCTGCATCTGCGGCGACTGCCCCTGATAGGTCGGACCGAAGGAGGGTACGTATGATGGCCCCGGGTCGGAATCGGCCTCCTGAGGCAACCAGTCGCCGTAGGTCTTGTTGAGGCGGTCGTGCAGGCTCTCGCTGCTCGCGACAGCGCGGCTGAGAGGTTCGATCTCGGATTGTGGTTCGCCTCTGGCTATCGCTTCGCACAACCGCCGCTGCAGCGAAGCCGAAGTCAAGCAAGTCCGGCCTTCCAACTGGACCCAGGAAGGCACGAAATTCTCCTTACGGTACTGACTCGTATTCCCCCTACACGTAGCCAGACGGTTTTCGTAGCCCTCGTCACATTCCTCAATGCGCTCCTCGACCGTCTTCAAAGCCTGCTTGCACGCCCGCAACCTCTCACCCGCCGCCTGACCGCATTGCCATCCGGGTTGCTTCAATAGCGTCCATTGGTTGTTCTGCCAGACCCTGGTTGCTCCCGAAGGACCGCAGGCGGCCCGCTCTTCCTTGTAGTCGGAATCGCATTTGGCAAAGGCATCTTGCCTATCCTGTTCGGCCCTCTTCGCCGCATCCTCCTTGGCCTGCATCTCAGCCTGCTGTCGCCTGGCGGCGTCGGCGTCGCGGCGCTCCTTGGCTTCCTTGGCCGCGAGCAGCATCTTCACCCACTTCTCCTTCGCCTCCTCGTTGCGGCGCTGCTGCTCCAGAAGCGCGGCCTTCACCTGCTCGCGGCGCTCCGGAGAGGCGGCTTCCCGCTCGAAGTCGTCGCGCTGGTGCCTGGCCTTCTCCTCCGCACTCTCCAGCCGGGCCGTGGCCCCAGTTGTCCGGCGCAGGATGTCGTCCCTGGGAGGCGGATCGGCGGCCGCCGCATCGCCGCCGGCGGAGGCATGGCAGCCGTCGTAGAGCTTGTTGTACTTCAGGACCTTGTTCCAGTGTCGGGTCGCATCGTCCTGGCATGCCGAGATCTTGAACCAGTCGGGCTCGTAGACTTTGCAGGACTGCAGATCGGGCAAACCACGGTCGTCGATCTTCGCGGTCGGACAGATGCCGCCGGCGATCGTGGAATCGATGTCGTCAGCCGCCGCAGACGCCGGCGCAAGCGAGACGGAGACGACGAAACAGATCAGGAAACGATGCTTCATGGCATGCAGCCTTCAGTACGTGGTCGGACGGAAACAGAATCCGCCGCCCGCGGCGTCCTCAGTGCATTGGGTCATGCAGCGCGGGGCGGCCTCCGCAGCGTCCTCGACGCACCTCTTGATGCAACGGTTCGTGTCGTCCTCGCAGACGCATTGGGACCGGTCGGCCGCACAAACCGACGATGGTACCGATCCCCCTGCCGAGGCTGGAGCTCCCCTGACCGGCGCGCTCTTCGGCTTGTCCTTCCCTATATTATATCGTCGGACCGCGGCACCCTTGATGCAGACTTTGGATTCCGCGTCGGGATCGAGCCAAATGTTGGCCTTCTCGCTGGTCTGGGCCGATAGCGCGTACTGCTTCCTTCCGGTGCAGGGCGGCACGGTCAGATGCAGATGCTTTCCGGGTCCGAGCCCGTTGCCGTAATAGTCGTACTCGATGTGGACCTCGCCGGCGCAATGGTTGACGACGACGTAGTGGTCGAAGATGTCGACGTGCTCGGGACCGGTCTGGTAATGGCATGGCTCCGCGTCGCTGGCGGAGGCCGGGCCGCCGAGGCCGAGGAGCAGCGGGACGACGAGAGTGAAGCGCATAGCGACGGCACCTTCCGCGAGCGTAATCGGACGACGCATATCACAGCGGCCCGACAGAATTAAAGCGCCGCCGGCGGGATTGCGTTGAAGGAGACTTGCGCTTCGTCCGGCGCTTTTCGACGACCGGCGCCAAGATTACGTCCGACTGACCCTAGAAAGGGAAGGCGCCATAGGCATCGACAGCAATGCCATCGTCTTCGGTAACCGCCGCCTCCAAGAGATGCCAACGCGCTGAAGTGACCGGCCTCGCCGATGACATGAGCTGCTCAGCCCCTCGGTCGCGTGCTTTTCGTCAACAAGGCGCGCACCGGACCAGCCGCGGCTATTGCACTTTTAACCGCCTTGCTTCCCGAGGTCTGGAGCGCGCTCGAGGTCGTTCGCTGAAGTTCCGAATTTCGGGAGACAGTCAGAGAATTGGCGCAATTCGAGCCAATGTAGATTGCGAATATATACGCCCTCGAGGGGGGACCATTGATCCGGTTATTAATTGCGCTCGCCTTGGTCCAAGTGGCTCCAGCGCAGGGGCAGAGTTTTGCTGCGACTCCGGCGCCGCAATCGTGTTTTCAATCTCCGGATTATTGCATCAGAGATTTCGCGAAGACGCAAGATCGTGAGTACTTTGACCTGTGCCAGATCACGCAGAGGATCTGTCGTGCCTACCAGTACAATACCGAGATGATGCGGTCTCGATTAAAGCACGGGCACGAGGTTCTAAATGACTGCTTCCCCGTGCAACATTAAAGAAGCGAATTTCCCAACAGGTACAATATGGAAGAGAACGGACGCCACCTCCTATATGAATTCATGACGGGTCAACGTCCGCAGGCGAAGCCGAATAAATGGATCAATCGCACGCTCTGGATACTAATTATATCTGTACTAGGGTTGCTGGTCTATGTGCTGGCTGGCTAGAGGTCTCCCGCAGACGAAGCCAAATTAGGACCATAGCGAGAAAGCGATGGTTGAAAGTTGGTGGGCCTGGCCCATCACGACAAATCCGGACGGGCCGATTGCAGTAAACCGGACTTCACCTAGGCGCGGACCGAACTTAACTGGTGACCTAGAGCCGACCTTCGGTCGGTTGGCCCGTTGGCAATCACCCTCTCATGGGTCAGGTTGGATCCGCGATACGCTAATATCTTTTCGTGAGCGCGGTCGGTTTGTCCGGCGGCGGCCCGCGGCATCGACCGGCGTAACCCGGGGAGTGTCGCTGCGCGGCTTTAGGCCGTTCACCACTCTGATCTCACCGAGATTGGCTACTGCGAAGCTATGTCGAAGAGGGACGGGGGCCAGGGCGCGCTAACGCCCTAAACCGCGAGCTCGTCACTCGCATGACCTGATCCGGCCGCTATCCGGCCATCCCGCCACCGCGCACGCGGCGGGTTCAGTTGTGTCAGAGATCATGCTCAACCCGGAAGCCCCGGCCTTCGTTCGGCCGGCTAAACTTGTTCGCGTCGTTAACGGCGACATCTGGCAGCTCGGTAAACATCGGCTCGCCTGCGGGGATGCCAGAGATCCCGCCATTGTCCAGAGGCTGCTCGACCGAGAGCGGCCGCGACTGATGGCCACCGATCCTCCATACGGTGTCGGTTACGAGCCGGAGTGGCGTCGCAAGCTGAAGGACAGCCCCAGCGTGGTCCGCGCCACGGGCAAGGTCCTCAACGACGATCGCAGCGACTGGCGCGAGGCCTGGGCGCTGTTTCCCGGCGATATCGCCTATGTCTGGCACGCCGGCCTGCACGCGAGCTCGGTCGAGCTGAGCCTGCTAGCTGCCGACTTCCGGGTGCGGGCCCAAATCATCTGGGACAAGGGCCGGCTGATCATCTCCCGCGGGCACTATCACTGGCGGCACGAGGCCTGCTGGTACGCCGTGCGGAAGCTGAAGACTGCGAATTGGCAGGGCGATCGCAAGCAGACCACGGTCTGGCAGATCCCGCACCGGCGCAGCGACACCGGCCACGGGACGCAGAAGCCGATCGAATGCATGCGGCGGCCGATCCTGCACCACACGCTCCAGGGCGATGCGGTTTATGACCCGTTCCTCGGGAGTGGGACCACAATGATCGCGGCCGAGCTCACGGGCCGCCGCTGCTACGGCATCGAGCTCAGTCCGGAGTACAGCGCCCTGGCGATCGCGCGCTGGGAGCAACTCACCGATGGCAAGGCCAAATTGATTTCGCGAGGTGCGGGAGCCGGCTGATGGCCGGTCATCCTGAGGGCCGGCTAGGTTCGCTCGCCGCGCGCCGCGCAATCTACTCCCGCAACTCGGTCGCGTGGATCTCGCTGCGCTCCTGGCGCAAGGACGTGAAGCGGCGCGACATCCGCGCCCTGAAGCTCGCCAAGGAGGCGGTGGATCCTGTCGTCATCGCGGGTGCGGCCGCGGAGGTCGCGGGCCTGGTCAAGCTGCTCCTGGGCGGCGCGCCTGGCTTCACGGTCTCTACCGTCGCGGTCGGGCATTCGCGTCGCCCGGACAGCTTCGCGGTCCGGATGGCCGAGGCCGCCGCGGCCGAGCTGGAGCTGCCATTCGTCAAGATCTTCGCCGACCGCTTCGTCAACGGCGTGTCGCACCCCAAGGAGCTGAAGAAGCTTCGTCCGCTCGAGCGCCTGGCGCTGCCAGCGACGCCGGTGCTGCTGGTCGACGACGTCGCAAGCAGCGGCTGGCATCTCGAGGAGGCCGTCACCAATCTTCGCGCCGCTGGCGTCACCTGTCTGGCGATCGCGTGGATCTCGGGCACCATCGGCAGCGCGGTACGGCCACCACTGGATTTCGGGCTCGAGCCGCTCGAGCGCAGCGACAGGATCAAGACGCGCCTGATGCTCGCTTCGTCGTTTGCGACGCTTTCGCGCTGACGGCTGCCTTGATCTTCTTGATCGCGTCTCCAAGCTTCGTCTTGGCCTGGTACAGGTCGTAGTCGGCCTGCAAGCCCATCCAAAGTTCCGGGCCGTTGTCGAAGAACCGGCCGAGGCGCAGCGCCATGTCCGGCGAAACGCCAGATTTGCCGGCGACGATGTTGCCCAGCGCCTGCTTCGTCACACCGAGCAGCGGAGCGGCCGCGTAGACCGTGAGGCCGAGCGCTTCAAGTTGGGTGGCGATGATCTTGCCGGGATGAGTGGGGGCCCGGTTCCGCGGGCCCGCCTTGAATTCGGTCATTGGCGCCTCCTGAGCGCCGCAGCGCTCAGTGATATTGTTCGAAATCGACACGATAAGCGTCTCCCTTATCCCATTCAAACGTGATGCGCCATGCGCCGCTGATCGTGATGGAGTAGCGGACCGGCTTGAACTGCTTCAACTGATGCAGGCGAAAGCTCGGCAGGTTGAGGGCGCGGAGATCGGTGGCCCGGTTCAGCACGTCCAGCGCTTCGATGCACCGGGCGTGGAATTTAGCGTCGATTCGGGCGGTGCGCCCAGCTTCGAAAAGCTCTTTCAGTCCGTTGTGTCTGTATGTTTTGATCATAGACAAGTTATACTTGTCTATTCCCTGTTAGTCAAGCGTCACTTGTCTAGTTCATGGATTTTTATGCATTTTGATTTCGAGAGCCGCGCAAGCGGATTAGGGCCGGCCATTTGCTTGGGGGCCGGCGGCCGGCGGATGTACCCGGAACGGATGGGAGCTCTCTCGGATGAAATTGACGTCGATCGCGCGGAACGTGTTCGCGCACACTGCGCTTGGTTGCGACTTGCCGGAATTCGTTTCGGTCAACCAGCACGTGGACGGCACGTTCAGCATCATGGCGCGCAACCCGAAAGATGTCGGCGGAGCGCTCGGACAAGCTAGCCTTGACCGCGCCAGGGCGCGGGAACTCGGCCTGGCGCTGATCCAGGCCACGAATTGATCAGCTTCTCGCTGTCAGCTCACGCAGGCGACGCTTCAATGAAGCAATCCGCCGATGGGTTACATCGCGCAGTTTGCGTCCACCTTCCAGTAGCTTGCGCCGTCCCGCCGCGAGCTCCGCCAATTCCGCCTCGATCTCGTCGCGCTTCATCATCGGCTGGTCTCCTGTATGCGCAACTAACGTGGGCGATTCGTCGTCGTTCGCCAATTAACGGACTCCACCTTGCGGCCTCTGTCTCACGTTACGCCACCAAAGCGGCCGGCTTTGAGGGGCTCGATCTTTGGATCGGGCGGATACTTGTCGGCACATTTGGGGCACACATTTTTTCGAATGTCCGCCTTCCAAAGCATGATGTTCGGCGGAAATTCGCAGCGGCACAACCGGAAGCCGAGGCCCTTGGCCAACTCGGCCTGGCTCTGTTTGACAGCGACCTCTGCTTTGCCAAGCTCGGTGGCAACCGCATCAGCCTTGTCCTTTGGGAGAACGCCTTGCACGCCCTTTACGACGTCGAGTGCGCCTTTGACGGCAGTAACTCCCTCGATGAAATATTGAACATAATCCATTCTGGACGCTCCGCTACGCTAGGTTGAAAAGACCTAACATAGATCAAGTCGGTCCAAGGCGGAAGTCAATGTCGTCCACTGACCTCGTCGACCCGATGGCTTCGGTGCGGGCCTACCTCGAGGCGGAGAAGGCGTCCAATACCCGAAAGGCCTACGGCTCAGATTGGGCCGACTTCACGGCCTGGTGCTCGACCGCGGATCTCCAGAGCCTGCCGGCCGAGCCGGCCACCGTCGCCCGCTATCTCGCCCAGCTCGCCGACGTCGGCAGGAAGACTTCCACAATCCAACGCCGCGTCGCCGCGATCAGAAACTTCCACAAGATTGCAGGCTTCGAGCCGCCGACCAGCACCGAAGGCGTCAAGGCCACCATGCGCGGCATCCGCCGCACACTGCGATCGAAGCCGGTGCGGAAGAAGCCTACGACCGCCGGGCTCCTGGCAAAAGTGCTCGAGCACTTGCCGAAGACCCTTGCCGGGATCCGCGACCGGGCGATCCTGCTCGTCGCTTTCGCCGGGGCGCTGCGCAGATCTGAGGTGGTCGCCCTGCAGCTCGAGGACATCGAGCGGCGCCCCAACGGAATCCTGCTTCATCTGGACCATTCCAAGTCGGACCAGGAAGGCAAGGGCGCCGCGCTTCCGGTGCCGAACGGCAGAGAGCTTCGGCCGGTCGAGGCTCTGGACGCCTGGCTGACGGCCGCCGGCATCACATCCGGGCCCGTTTTCCGCGAAGTCGATCGACACGGCCGCGTCGGCACCGGCGCGCTGTCGGACAGATCCGTGGCGCGGATCGTCAAGCGCGCGATCGCGGCCGCGGGCCTCGACGAGAAGGACTTCTCCGGCCATTCGATGCGCGCCGGCTTCATCACCTCATCGCTCGATCGGCGCGCTGATCCGCTGCTGGTCAAGAAGCAGAGCCGGCACGCCAAGCTCGACACGTTGCTGATTTACGACCGGCGCGACAACGAGCTCGAGGAGCATTTCAGCGGCGATTTCCTCTAGCCCCCACGAGAAGCCAAACATGAATGCAAGGGCCAACAGCAGCGGCAAAGCGCGCCCTGTCGCAGCGCGAAAGCCCTCGCTGAAGACTCAATCCTCTTCGTCAACGATCGGTGTGGGCTTGTCTCGAAGGGCCTTCGACAACATGAACCTGTCGATCACGCGATCTAAAGCTACGGATAGACCAAGCGCTCGGTCATAAAAGGCATGCTGTGGATCGACGCCTGCCGTGAATGTCGAAAGGTTTCGGCACTTGGCCGCGATGCGCTCTTGCGAGAAAAACACATACTGCGTGGTGTGTGCGAAAGCGTTCCGGACGTCCTTTATTACTAGAAGATCCTTTAACATCGACTCGTCGATAAGATCGAACAAGTAGGCGACCTCGATCTTGCCGGAAAAAGAGCTTAGCGCGCCCATCCCGGCAAACAACCGCTTTGCAATCCTGTTTGAGATGGGGCGTCCCGCGACCAGCAACAGCCTTTCGAGAGTGTCCTCAATCTTGCCAGCGATAACAAGCACGTTCGCGGCCTCGATATGCTTCGCAAGCGTCTCTGACAGCGTTTCGGACATTGCAACCTCTCAGTGAAGGTAACGATAGGCTCATTGCTCTGGAGTCCGCTAATGGCTCTTATCGGACTCCAGACTAGCCCTTGGATATCTTCCGAAGCGTTTCTCCATCTGACAAGGCGATCAATTCGACCAGCGGTTTGATCCAATGGATACGGAAGTGAAGATAGTCGCTGACTTCGTTGATGAAGATGTGAGCGATAATCGTTTGGGCATCGCAATATTCCACGTAGTAGCCGTTAGGTGCGCGGTAGATCGTAATGAAATCGCCTGCCTCCCCGAACTGCTCGATCTCCAGCACATCTTGCGCCTTTAACGACTCCTCCCAGCCGCCTTCTTCGTGATCAATGTGCTGATCCCACCAAGCCGGTGGGACGGTGAGGCTTAATGAACCGGACGCGTATGCAAGGAGCTGATGGGGTTCGATCGCCATTTGGTCCTCTCTGTTGAGTTGAGGCGGCTGTTTACTTCCCGACAGCAACGAGCTTGAGCTTCGCCGAGAACTTGACGCTTGGCGCTTCTGTGGCGCTGCCGCTTGCCTCTAGTGTGTCGCCGTTGATTGTGCCCGACAGCTCGATCGTCACTTGATCCTTGCCAAAGACCGAGAAGACGCCAGGCACGTGATGATGCCGGCCTGTCGTCACCTGCGCCGTGAATGTGCTTCCTGCAATTGAGTACGAACCGACGTAATACAGGATCGCATCGCCGCCGGTGAGATGACCATCTATGAGCGTGACGACGCCTGATCCGTCACCCAGCGGCGTTCTGAACTCAGCGGAATACAATCCGTTTTTCATGAATCCTCCAATTCCGAAATGTTGTCGCCAAAGTGATGTCTTATGCAGCCATTGGTTGCATCCATCAAGATTGAAACGACCGACTTCGGCGGGTCCTCCCCAGCTAAAAACCAAAACCGGTGGCCCGGCCCCAAATTTTCGCTAGCTGCGGGGGGCAAATCTGATGCAACGCGAGGCTGATGCAACGCCAGCGGAGCTGATTTCGATCAGCGAGGCGGCCCGGACCATCGGGATCAACAAGTCCACTTTGAGCCGCCAGGTCGAGAGCGGCGCGGTCCGGTCCCATGACGGAAAAGTCGTGCTGGCTGAAGTGGTTGCGGACCGGAATGCCAACGTCAATTTAGCCCAGTCGCGGCGCCGGCCGGTCAAGCCGAAGGAGGGCCAAGGCGGCAAGGCCGCCGGCGAGCCGGGCCGCGTTGCATCCGCCAATGCAACGGCACCCCGTCCGGATGCAACGTCGGGCCCTTCCGATGCAACGAACGCCGACCTGGAGCAGCTCCTAGCCGACGGCAGGATGCTCCCGTTCGCCGGGGCCCAGCGGGTCAAGGAGAACTACCTGGCGCGCCAGCGGGCGCGCGAGTTCGAGGTGGACTGCGGCCGGCTGGTCGATCGCGAGGCGGCCAACAAGGCGTTCTTCGACCAGGCGCGCGAGCTGCGTGACGCCTGGCTGGCCTGGCCGGTGCGGGTGGTCACCCTGATGGCATCGGATCTCGAGGTCGATGATCGCAAGCTGGTCGAGGTCCTGACGAAGTATGTCCGCGAGCATCTCGACGAGCTCGGAGATCTCGCTGCTCCCGAGCTCGCTCCGCCAGGCTGAGGATCTTCGGGCGTCGTGGCGGGCGGGGCTGAAGCCCCCGCCGAACATGACGGTGGTCGAGTGGGCGGAGGCGAACCGGAAGCTTTCCAAGGAGTCTTCGAACGGCGGCCGGTTCATCGTCGCGCGCGTAGAGGTTGCCCGCGGGCCCATGCTCTGGGCGAGCGAGCCGGGCGTCAAGATCATCACGCTGCAGGCCTGCACGCAGTTGCTCAAGACCACGTTCCTCGAGAACGTCGCCGGCTACTTCATGCACCTGGATCCGTGTCCGATCCTGGTGGTGCAGCCCAAGGACGCCGCGGCCGAGACCTTCTCCAAGGACCGCCTGGCCCCGATGATCCGCGACACCAAGGTGTTGCGGGAGCTCTTCCGCGGCAAGGCGCGCGACGCCGGCAACACGCTCACCCACAAGCAATTCCCCGGTGGGCACATCACCATAGTCGGCGCCAACAGCCCGACCAATCTCGCGATGCGGCCCATCCGCATCGTGCTGTTCGACGAAATCGACAAGTATCCGCTATCGGCCGGCAACGAAGGCTCGCCGATCGCCCTGGCTGAGGAGCGCCAGGCCGAGTTCGCTGCCAACAGCCTCTCCGCGCGGGTGTGCTCGCCGACGATCGAGGGGCGCAGCGCGATCGCGAAGTCCTACGCGGCGAGTGATCAGCGCAAGCCCTTCGTAGCTTGCCCGCACTGCCGCCAGCAGCAGCCCCTGGAATGGGAGCAGGTCCGGTTCGAGAAGGACGCAAAGGGCATCATCCGCCCGGAGACCGCGGCCTATGTCTGCGAATGCTGCGGGGTGGTGTGGACCGAGGCCGACCGTCTGCGCGCGCTCGAGCGCGTCACCTGGCGGCAGACCCGCGAGTTCGATTGCTGCGGCAAGCATCAGAAGCCGGAGAAATGGATCTGCGACCCCGCAGCGCCCGGCGTCGAATACGCCGTCTGCATTGAGTGCGGCAAGCGCGGCGTGTCGAACGAGCACGCCGGCGGCATCGCTTCCAAGCTGTACGCCCCGAAGCAGAGCATCCGCAAGCTCGTCAAGAAATACCGCGACGCGCTGAAGGAAGGCGTCGAGGCGCTCAAGACCTTCTTCAACACGCAGCTTGCGAGGACGTGGAAGGTGGCAGGCGAGGCGCCCGAATGGGATCGCGTGTTCGGCCGCCGCGGCGGTTACAGGTCCGGCACAGTGCCGATCGGCGTGCTGATCCTCTTCGCCGGCGTCGACGTCCAGAAGGATCGCCTCGAGGTCAGCATCTGGGGATTCGGCCGCAACCGTGAGCGCTGGCTGATCGAGCACCGGGTCATCCCCGGCCAGGTCATCTATCAGGCGACCTGGGACGAACTCGCGAAGATGTTCGACGAGACCTGGCGCCACGAGAGCGGCGCCGAAATGCCGGTGCAGGACTGGGGCATCGATTCCGGGGCGTTCGCGGCCGAGGTCGGCCCCTTCGTCCGCAGCCAGATGGGCCGCCGCAACGTCCATGCGATCGACGGCCAGGACAATTCATTAATGGCCTATGTCGGTGTCGGCGCGCTCGACGTCACCGTGCAAGGCAAGAAGCTGCGCCGTGGCCTGAAGACGGTGAAAGTCGGGTCATCATTCTGCAAACAGGAGCTGATGGGCCAGCTGGGGCTCGAGCGGCCGGAGGAGGGCAGGGCCTTCCCCGTCGGTTACGTGCACCTGCCGGACGATGTCACGGAGGGCCAGGTCAAGCAGCTCACGAGCGAGGAGCTGACCACCAGCGTGATCCGCGGCCGCACGCGCCTCACCTGGACCTTGATGCCCGGCCGCCGCAACGAGGTCCTGGATTGCGCCAACTACGCCCGCGCGCTCGCCGCAATGCGCGGATGGGACCGGTGGCGGCCTAACAAGTTTCGCGAGCTCGAGGACCAGCTAGGCCTTCCTCGCAATGACAATCCGCCCCCCGCATCGCCCGCTGCGGTCGCGAGCCCGAACGCATCCCCGTCACCGTCGCCGGCGCGCAAGCCGCTGATCCGGCGCTCCACCCGATCCAGCCACATGGACTGACCAATGCCCGCAACACTCGAGCAGCTGCAAGCGCGCCTCGACGCGCTCCTCGAGCTGCAGGCCAACGGCATCAAGTCGTCGAGCTCCGGCGACAAGCGCGCGGAGTTTCGTGACATGGGCGAGCTGCGCGACGCGATCGCTTCGGTGAAGGCGCAGATCTCGACGCTGCAGCCGACGAGGCCGACCCGTCGCTCCTATCGCATCATCGCTTGCAAGGATCTCTGAGCGTGGGTCTGCTTTCCTTTCTCGGCGTCAAGGCGAAAGCAATCAGCGACGGCCTCGAAGCCGGTCGCATGGCGCGGCGCATGGCGAATTGGGTGCCCAGCCGCGTCCACGTCAATACGCTGGTCTCGACGTCGGGCAACACCGCCCTGTCGCGGGCGCGCTATCTCGTCCGCAACAATGGCTATGCGGCGAATGCGGTCGAGGTCTTTACCTCGAACCTGATCGGCGCCGGCATCGTGCCGAGCTGGAATCCACCGCCCGAAGAGACCAACGAACCGAAGAGTGGCGTCGAGGAGATCGGCGCCAATGGCGGGCCGAAGCTCGACGACGACGAAGTTGAAGAGCAGCCCGACGTCGCCGAGTCCCCGCTCAAGGCCGCGCTGCAGCAGCTCTGGACGGACTGGACTGACGAAGCCGACGCAGACGGACTGACCGATTTCTATGGTCTGCAGAGGCGCGTCGGCCGCGAGCTCTTCATTGCCGGTGAGGTCTTCGTTCGGCTGCGGCCGCGGCTGTTGTCGGACGGATTGACCGTGCCGCTGCAGCTGCAGGTCCTGCCGAGCGAGATGCTGCCGATCTGGAAGACGGAGCCGGCAGGCAACGGCAACTATATCCGGCAGGGCATCGAGTTCGACCGCATCGGCCGACGCGTCGCTTATCATTTCTACAAGGAGCATCCCGGCGACCAGACGGTCGAGCAGAATACCGGCGAGCTGGTCCGCGTCCCGGCCGAGAGCATTCTGCATGTCTTCGATCCCGTCGAGGCCGGACAGATCCGCGGCCTCTCCAAGCTCACGCCCGCGATCGTCTCGCTCTGGATGCTCGACACCTTCGACGACGCCGAGCTCGAGCGGAAGAAGACGGCGGCGCTGTTCTCGGTCTTCATCAAGCGCATCGATCCGACCGGCGAATTCTTCGAGGAAGCGCTCAATGCCCTCAAGGACCCGGACGTCAAGCAGCCGGCTCCAATCAACCTGGCGCCCGGTACCGCCCACGAGCTCCTGCCCGGTGAAGATGTCTCCACCGCGCAGCCGGCCGAGGTCGGCCAGAGCTACGAGCCGTTCCAATACCGCACGCTGCTGCGAATCTGCGCTGCGCTTGGGCTTCCTTATGCCGGCGTCACCGGCGACCGCGGCAAGGCCAACTATTCGTCCGAGCGATCGGCCAACATCGATCTGCGCCGCCGCTGTGAGGCTCAGCAGCATGGCGTCGTCGTCTTCCAGATGTGCCGCGCCGTCTGGGCGTTCTGGCTCAAGCAGGCGGTGCTGTCAGGCGCGATCGAGCTTCCCGGCTTCGCCGATGACGCGCGACCCTACAACCGCGTGACGTGGATCCCGCCGAGCTGGGAGTGGGATCGACCCGCTCAAGGATCTCCAGGCCGAGGCGATCGCCGTCGACAATCTGTTCAAGCCGCGCTCCCTCGTGGTCGAGGCCTCCGGCCGCGACCCCGTCGAGAACGACCGCCGCATCGCCCGGGATCAGCAGCGCGAGCGGCGCCTCGGCATCAAGCGCACCGGCACGCCGACGGCCGCCAAGCAGATTGCGGAAGACCCAGCCAAGGCGCCGGCGGAGCAGGGAGCCTGACCGTGACCTTTGCCTATCCGCATATTGCCGAGCGGCTGTTCGGTCATCCGCAATGCATCGAGCCGACGGCGTTCCGCACCATCCTGGAGGGACCGCTGGCCAAGCGCGTCTTGTCGGGCGAGCTGGCCGAAGCGCGCGCCGGCAAGAAGCACAAGCAGCAGACCAACGCTGCAACCTCGCGCCTGTCCGCGATCGTCGATTGCCAGCCGGTGATCGTCGCCGGCGGCGTCGCCGAGTTCGGTCTCACCGAGGAGGGGGTCGCGATCCTGCCGGTCTGCGGCGTGCTCTCGCGCCGGTTCGACTGGCTGACCGCGCTGTGCGGCTGGACCACCTATGAGGGCCTCAGCGCCGCCTTCGATCAGATGCTGGCGGATAGCCGGGTGAAGGCGATCCTGATGGACGTCGAGAGCCCGGGCGGTGAGGCCGCCGGCATGCTTGATATCTCGGACAAGATCATCGCTGCGCGCAGCATCAAGCCGGTGTGGGCAGTGGCCAACATGTCCGCGGCCTCGGCTGCATATGGGATCGCGGGCAGCGCCGAGCGCCTGGTGCTGCCGCGACTGGCGCAGGCGGGACACGTCGGCGCGGTGATCGTGCATGTGGATCAATCAGCCTACGACCAGGCCGCGGGCGACAAATACACGGCGATCTATTCCGGCGAGCGCAAGATCGATGGCTGGGCCCACGCGCCCCTGTCCGACGGCGCGGCCAAGGCGCTGCAGGCGATCGTCGACAACTGCCGGCAGCAGTTCTGCGACCTAGTCGGTCGGCAGGGCCGCATGACGTCGGCCCAGGCGATGAAAACCGAAGCGGCCTATCCGGCCGACAGCGCTGCCGTCGACGGCCGCTATGCCGACGCGATCGCCACCTTCGAAGACGCTCTTGCCGAGCTCACAGATCTCGCGGCCGGCCGGTCGCGCAGCACCTCCGCCGCTGCGAGTGCGGGTTCAACTGGAGGGCCTGCGCCCATGACGACCACGAAGCCCGCGGCCACGGCCGCCCAGACCGATGCTCCGCCCGCGCCCGCAGCGCAGACGACCGAACGGCCCGCCGCAACGCCGCCGCTGGCCGCGGAAATGCCGGCCGATGAAGGCGAGAAGTGCCCGACCTGCAACGGCTCGGGCAAGAAGGCGCAGGCCTCGGCCGCGCAGCCCGCGCCCCAGGCCTCAGTGCCCGCGACGGCCGTGCCGGCTGGCGATGGCTATACCGCCGAGATGGCGGCCGAGACCCTCGAGCTCTGCGCCATCGCCGGCGTCGGCGCCGCGGAGGCGCGCAAGTTCGTCGCAGCCAAGACGCCGATCGACAAGGTCCGCGCCGATCTCGCCGCGGCCAAGGCCAACGCCTCGGACGCGGTCACCCTCAACACAGCGCAGCCGGCAGGCACCGCGGAGCAGCTCGCGACCGCAGGTTGGGACGCTGCGATCGCGAGCGCCAACAAGCTCAACGGCATCCCCACGAAGTGACGTTCGCGTTTCGCGCGCACGGAAACCCTCGGTCTCGAGAACAGGAGTATGAGATCATGACCACCTTGACTGAAACTCTCCACGCCGGGGGCTTCATCGTTAGCGAAGCCAATGGCAAGCGCTCCCGCGAGCAGGCGACGATCGGCCTCAACCAGGTGCTCGTCACCGCGCAGGTGCTCGGCCGCGCGCCGATCGCCGCCAACGTGACGTCCTCGGCCGCGGCCGATGCCGGCAACACCGGCAACGGGGTGTTCACGATCGACGCGACCACGCCGGTCCTCGCGGATGCCAAGAACGGTGTCTATCGCGTCGTCTGCATCGAGCCGGTCACCAATCTCGGCACTTTCGCCGTGATCGACCCGAAGGGCGCCGAGATCGGCCGCGCCATCGTCGGCACCGTCTTCTCGAACCAGATCAAATTCGCGATCGCCGACGGCGCCACCGACTTCGTCGCCGGCGATGCGTTCTCGGTGACGGTCGGCATCGAGGACGCTGACTACGACTACAAGGCCTTCGACACCACGGCGACGGACGGTTGCCAGCACGCCGCGGCCGTGCTGTTCACCGCCATCACGACCGACGGCGTGACGAAGAAGCAGGGCGTCGTGATGCGCCGCTCCTGCGAGGTCCGCGCCTCCGACCTGGTCTGGCCGGTGAGCAACCTGACCGCTGCGCAGAAGACGCAGGCGATCCAGGAGCTCGAGGACCTCGGCATCATCCTCCGCTGACGGCAAGCCGACTTCCCCACGGTCGCTTGAAGCAACAGCGCCGGCTCCGCGCCGGCGTCCACCTTCGCTCGCGCTTCACGCGCAAACTGAAAAGGGAATTCGACAATGCTGACCATGGACGTCTTCAAGCAGGATGCGTTCAGCTCCACCACGTTGACTGCCGTCGTCGACAAGCTCGGCTATACGCCCGGCTTCCTCGGCTCGATCGGCGGGCTGTTCGTGCCGGTGCCGATCCGCACCACCGCCGTCTTCATCGAGGAGCGCGCCAACGCGCCGGCGCTGATCCAGACCACGCCGCGCGGCGCGCCACCCAAGCAGCGCGGCGGCGAAAAGTCGAAGGTCCGCGCCTTCGAGACCGTGCGTCTGGCAGAGGCCAGCCGCATCACCGCGTCCGAGCTGCAGGGCATCCGCGCTTTCGGCTCGGAGACCGAGCTGAAGCAGCTGCAGACCGAGGTCGCGCGACGTCAGGGCCTGATCCGCGGCGATTTCGAGTTGACCAAGGAATATCACCGGCTCGCGGCCATCCAGGGCAAGGCGATCGACGCCGACGGCACCGTGATCTACGACTGGGCCAGCGAGTTCGGCCAAGCCATTCCGGCCGAGATCGATTTTGATCTCGATAACGCCAGCCCCGCAACCGGTGCCGTCCGCAAGAAGTGCAACGCGGTGAAGCGCTCGATCCTTGCGAACCTCAAGGGACTCGGTGGCAACGCCGTCGGCATCGGCGCCGTCGTCGGCGATAATTTCTGGGACGACCTCACGACGCATCCGGAGGTCGAGAAAACTTTCCTCGCGACGGCGCAGGCGTCGGACCTCCGCAACGGCTTCGGCACCGCCTGGTCGACCTTCCGCTACGGCGACATCACCTGGGTCAACTATCGCGGCTCCGATGACTCGGCTGTCAGCGTCGGCACCGACAAGGCGAAGTTCTTCCCGGTCGGTGCGGGCATCTTCCCGTACGCGCTGTCGCCGGGTGAGAGCTTCGAGTTCGTCAATACGCCCGGCCAGGAGGTCTATTCGGGCATCGTGACCGACAAGGATCGCAACGCCTGGGCCGACGTCGAGCTGTTCTCCTACCCACTCTACGTCTGCACCATGCCGTCGGCGCTGCACCAGGGCCGCCGGACCTGAGCCATGGGTCTCGCCGACACTCTCGCCGCCGCGGCGATCGACGCGGCCTACCTCGCATGGGGCAAGGCCGCGTTGTATGCGTCACCGGGCGGCGGGAGCGCGGTGCCATGCACGGTGCTGCTCGACCTCAGGGATTCCAGCGCCAGGCCGGAGGACGGCTCGCCGCCCGCCGGCCAGGCCTGGATCGAGGTCCGCGCCAGGGAAGTTGCTGCGCCCGCGGCCGCGGGCACCTTCACCATGACCATCGGCGGCAAGGTCTGGGAGATCGCCAGCCGCCCGCTGCCCGCCGATGCCGACGGCTACGCCTGGAAAATGTGGGTCGAGTGAGCGAGGCCAATGATCGAAGCAAAGGTCCAGCCGATCCGCCGCGAGCTCGACGTCGCGATCGCCTCCTGGCTCGGTCCGGAGGCGAGGGCGGACGTGCTGGTCGAGCATGCCCGCGAGATCCTCGACGAGACCGATGCCCGCAACCGGGAGGCGCTCGGGCAGGATGTGCCGCACCGGACCATCGTCGACGGCCTGCCCAGCGAGGCGCTCGAGCGCGTGCGCGCAGACGGCGTCATCGTTCGGACCTACGACGTATTGCCGATCCTGCTGATGGAGGTCGGCCGGCTGCTCTGGATCCATTCGCCGGTGAAGTCCGGCGAGTATCAGCGATCGCATCGGCTGCTCGCCGACGGCGAGGAGATCGCCGAGGTGACCGAGGGCTGGTCGCTGCCGGCATTGCCGAGCGGCGTCCGCGAACTCGTCTTCGCGCCCACCGTGCCCTACGCGCGGCCGATCGAACGCGGCTGGTCGAAGAAGGCGCCTGACGGCGTCTACCAGGTGGTCGCCGTCATGTCGAAATCCGTGTTCGGCAGGTTCGCCAAGATCTCGTTCGGCTATCGCGAGATCCTCGGCATCGCAGAATCCAGGACCGAGCGGAAGGCGCGCCCCGGCAAGCCGCGCGACATGCGCCAGCCCGTGATCATCATTCAGCCGAATTGAACCATGCCGAGCAAAGCCGTTTCCGACGCGTTCGAGGCGCAGCTGCAGACGTGGCCGAACATTGGCATTTGCCCGCTGGTCGAGATCAACGAGGTCTCGACGGTACCGAAGCCGCCTTATCTCGAGATCGAATGGCCGGCCGCGGTCGAGGACCGCAAGAGCGCAGGCAACATTGCGGTTTACCGTGAGCGCGGTGGCGCCCGGATCATCATCACCGTCGCGACCAACACGGCGGGCTGGAAAGACCTGGTCCTCACCTGGGCTGACGAGCTGCGCGATCTGCTGCGGTCGAAGCCATTGCTTGGCGGCGTCGAGACTGAAGAGGCCTCGCCCGCGGTGATCGATCCGCGCAACCGCGAAGGCACGAAATTCCACGTGCCGTTCGCCGTGGCCTATCGCTACGACGTCCTCAAATAGGCCGTCGCTTCTCCCCTGAAAATCCCTGACGAAGGAGCAGTCGTATGAGCGGCCTTGTCCCCTCAACCAACCAGACCAAGCAGTCCTATGTGCGCAAGGCCGCGGCGAACTACGGCGTCCGGCCGACCAATCCGGCCTGGCAGGAATACCAGAACGGCACGTTCGGATTGAAGGCCCAGCTGACCCGCGGCCGCAGCAACGATCGCCGCGGCGACGGCCAGGCGGCCGGCACCTTCCTGACCGATCTCAGCAACATGGGCCCGATCGCGACCGAGCTGAAGTTCAAGCACCACGATGATCTCTTCGAGGCGATGATGAAAGGCGTCTGGCAGAACCAGGCGCTGATCACGGTCGCGACGATCGACACCGAGATCAGCGACGTCTCGACGACGGCGCTGACCGTCTCCGCCGGCGGCGCCAACTTCAAGGCCGGGCATCTCACGCGCACGCTCGGCTTTCCGACCGCGGGTAACAACAAGGTCGCGCGCGTTGCATCCTCGACCGGTACCGCGATCACCTATACGGCTGCGACCTTCACGGCCGAGACCAATCCGATTCCGGTTGGCGCCAGCGTCCGGGTGATCGGATTTCAGGGCGCCAGCGGCGACCTTGCCACGACCACCACCGGCGGCAATGGCATGACCACGGCGGCGCTCGACTTCACCACGCTCGGCAACGGCGTCGGCAGCGGCCGCTGGGTGTGGATCGGCGACATCACGGCCGCGGGCAACAAGTTTGCGACCGCTGGCTGCAACGGCTGGGCGCGCATCGCCAAGAACGGGGTTGCAGCCAATCGCCTTTCATTCGATGTGGTGCCGAGCGGCTTTGCGGCCGACGCCGGTACGGGCAAGACCATTGCGGTCTACACCGGCGACTACCTGCAGAACGGCACAACGGTCTGGGCGTTCGACTGGGAGGGCCAGCAGAGCGGCGTGACAATGCCGATGTACGAATATTTCTACGACACGCTGGTCAACGGCTTCACGATGACCATCCCGGGCGGCAAGGAGATTACGACCTCCTTTGATTTCATCGGCAACCAGGCCGACCCGATCGGCACGGTTCGCTATGCGGGCTCGACCGATACCGCGCCGCCGACCTACGGCACGATGACGGCGTCGACCAATATCGGCGATCTCACCGAGGGCGGCGTCACGCTGATGGGGGGCATCAATTGCATGAGCTCGGGCTCGATCAAGATCGCCAACAATATCGGCCGCGAGCCCGTGGCCGGTTCGCTCGGCTCATCGGCGACCAATGTCGGCGCATTCACCGTTACCGGCAATGTCGACACCTATCTCGCCGACCCCACCATCATGGCGAAGGGCATCAACAACACCCTGTCCTCCTTCACGACCTTCACCGGCAACAATTCCGGCGACAAGGAAGGCTATCGCTGGGATGTCCCGGCAATCCGTCTGACGCCAGAATCCGAGGTCGGCGCCTCCAACACGGCGCGCAAGGTCTCCGGCCCGTTCGAGGCCGAGCCGCACCCGACGCTCGGCTACACCATGTCGATCGGCCGGTTCTGGTACATGCCGTCGTAACCCCGCATCGAGACGCGCCCCCACGCGCGAAGAGAAGCCCGTCGAGCCGCCTTCCTCCCCGGGGCGGCCAGCCGGGCCTGGCCGGGCAGTCGTGGGGCTGCCCGGCCACCCCAGCCGCGCGGGACGGCGCGGCACAACCCCCACGAGGAATGACAATGGATATCGAAAGCGTTGTGATCGTTACCGAAGGCCAGCTCTGGCAGAAGGACCTGCCGGATCTCGGCGATATCGAGGTGCTGGTGGCCCCTTGGGAAAACGCCGCGTTCGAGCGCGCGATGCAGAAGGGCATCAAGGCGCTTCCGCCCGCGTTGCGCGCCGACGGCAACATCGAGCCCACCGCCTATGCTCGCGTGCTCGGCAAGGCGATCGCAAAGACGATCCTGTTCGGCTGGAAGAACTACCAGAGCGGCGGTACCGAGCTGCCCTTCAATGCCGAATACGCCGAGCAGGTGCTGGTGAACCCGAAGTACAAGGTGTTCCGCGACGGCGTGATTACGGCCGCCAAGCGCGTCCAGCAGGGCCTCGCTGCCGAGACCGAGACCGTCGTGGGAAACTCACTGCCTTCCTCGACTGGGAGCGCCAGTACGGCCCAACCGCCGACCTCCTGAGGAAGCACTACGACGAGCAGAGCCTGGAGCATCCAGCGCATTTCTACCCGCCGGAGATCCCGCCTGGATCGGGCCTCTACCTCACCGCGCTGCGCGCGCTGCGCGGTGACCGCCCGGTGTCGATCGGCTTCGGCGCGTCCTTCACCAATGCGATCCCATTCGGCTCATTCGTAGCCTTCGCGGAACGCTACGGCATCGACGATCTCTGCGATTTCGATCGTTTCGCCGAGATCCTGCGGCGGCTCGACGTTCACGAACTCGGCCACATCAACAAGCCCCCGCCCAAGTCTTGAGGTCTAATGGACATCGAGCAGGTCGTTCGCGAAGTTACCGTCCGTGGCTCCTCACAGGGCATGGACCAGGTCGCGCGCGCCTACAATCAGGTGGCGGACGCGGCCGACCGGACCGCTGCCGTCACCGAAAAGACCACGAAGGCGCAGCAAAGCGCGGAAGCCGCCGTGGAAAAGCTGCGGCTGCGGTACCAGGACGGCTATCGCCAGCAGCAGCAATACACCGAAGCTCAGCAGATCTATCAGCGCGCGGTCGAGCAGGGCCTGGTTACGGAGGCCGCTGCCGCGGCCGCGCTCTCCAACATCCAGAACAAGCTGGGGCAGGTAACGTCGCAGCAGAAGGCCGCGGCCACGGTGTCGGGCGCCTACAACGCCCAGCTCGCCTCGCTCGCCGGCAATCTCGGCCTCACCGGCCAGGTCCTGTCGGCCTACGGCGCGCAAGGGTTTGCCGCGGCCGTCGGGCTTGGCGCCGTGGTGTCGGTCCTCAACCTCGCATCCGAGAAGTCGCACGAGCTGGCAGCGAAGGCGAAAGAGCTGAAGGAATTCTCGGAATCCACCGGTCTGACCACGATGCAATTCCAGGCGCTGCGCTCGGAGGCCGGCAAGTTCGGTATCGACAGCGACACGCTGGCAACAGGCCTTGGCCGCTTCACTGAGGGCTTCAACGAGCTGCGCAACGGCGGCGGCGAGCTCCTGACGCAGATACGCAAGATCAATCCCGCGCTCGCCGACCAGATGCAGCAGGTCACCGACACCGCGTCCGCCTTCACGCTGTTCGGCAAGGCCGTTGCATCCGCCGACAACATCTTCCAGCGCAATGCGCTGCTCAAGGCGGGCCTTGGCCGCGGCGCCTCGACCTATGGCGCCCTGTTCGACAGCGCGCCGAACGTCGCCGCCATCACCGACGCCTATGCCGCGGCCGGCAAGGGTATCGACGAGAACATGATCAACAAGCTGCGGCAGCTGCAGATCGACATCGACAAGACCAAGAGCGCCGCCAGCGGCATCTTTGCCAGCGCCTTCGGCACGTCGACGCTCGAGGCGGAGAAGCGCTACGCCGAGCAGATGGTGGAGATCGCCAAAAGCTTCAAATACATCGTCGATAACATCGGCAAGGTGAAGCTGCCGGAGTTCGAGCTGTCCGACAACAGCAAGACCATCCTCAACGCTTATCTCGCGATCGTGAAGGCCGAGGGCAAGGTCATTCAATTCGCCCTCAATCCCGGCACGGCCGTCGTCGAGGGCGTGAAGGCCGCCGCCGGCTACGGCGCGAAGAAATACGACGAACAGCAAAACTCGATGGCGAACTTCCAGTCGCCGGCGAACTCCTATTCCACCTTCCAGCGTACCGGGCCCGGCGCGGCGGCCGACAAGACGCCGCAGGCCAAGCTCGCCGACATGGAGCACGAAATCGCGCTGCTCGGCGCGGCCGCGACGGCATCCGAGCGCTACGAGGTGGCCCTGCAGAAGCTCGCCGTCGGCCAGGACGGCGCGACGCTGTCCGGCGAGAAGCTCGCACGCGCCCAGGAGGAGCTACGTCTGGACCGCGATGCGGAGCTGATCGGCTTGCGCGTCTCCGCGCTCGGCCAGGCCGCGACGGTCACCGATCTGCTCGCGCAGAAGGAAAACGCGCTGGCAAAGGCGCAGGCGCTCGGCGCCGGCCTCACGCCGGCACAGATTCAGAACCAGCGGCGACTGGTCATCGAGCAGGCCAATGGCGTTGCCGCGGTCAATCAGCAGATCGACGCGCTGCGCGTCCAGACCGCGACCATGGGCATGTCGGTCGGCCAGGCCACCGCCTATACCGCGGTCGAGACCAAGCGCCTCGAGGCGATCCGGAGCGGTGCACCGCTGGACCAGCAGCAGCTCGCCGCCTTGCGCGAGAAAGCCCAGGTGCTGGGCGAGCTGACGCAGAAAGCCGCCCAGGACGCGGCCCAGAACCAGGCCAATTTCGACCGCGAGACCATGTTCCTCTCGGACACCGAGAAGCAAATCGCCCAGCTCCAGCAGCGCCTGCACGGCAACGACTGGAAGAGCTACATGGACGATGCGCTGTCCGGCACGTTGCGCGTCAACGCGGCGCTGCAGGAGAGCAAGGACTACGCCATCCAGTTCGGCCAGAGTTTTGTGAGCGGCCTGCAGCAGGGCAAATCCGTCATGGACGCGCTCACCGATTCCGTGGAGCAGCTTTCCCAGGCGCTGGGGAGCGCCGCGATCAAGGATCTGCTGTCGGGCAATTTCGTCCAGGGCGGGATCGAGGGCATTGCCGCGATCGGCACGTCGCTGTTTGCCGGCGACCAGAAGGCCAAGAAGGAGCTGCAGGAAGCGCAGGCGCAGTGGGCCAGGATGGCCGGCGAGGTCACCAAGTTCAACCAGGCCGCCGCCGGCGTCGACCTCGGCCCGCTCACCAACGAGCTGCAGTCGCTGTTCTCCTCGTTCCAGGCGCTCGCAGAGGCCGCGCGCAAAGCCAAGGATGTCGGTGCGCAGCAGCAGCTTGGGCAGACGCTGCGCTCGGGAATCGAGCGCATCGTGGGCGAATTCATCAACGGCGCGGACGATCTGTCGCCGCTGCAGAAGGCCATCAAGGCGGTTAACGATGAAGCCTCTGGTCTCAAGGACACATTGCTGCAGATCGGCTCGGCTAACCATTGGGATCTCAGCGCGTTCGGTCCGATCGATGCGGCCGTCAAGGCCCAGATCGAGAAGCTGATGAAGGACGCCGCCGACACGCTCACCTCGAGCCTTTCGGAGCGGCTCAACACCGCCTTGGGCAAGACCTATCTCAACGATGCGACCGCGCTTTTGAAGCAGCACGCGACCGACCTTTCCACCGCGGCCGAGCTCGGCAACGATCCCGCTATCCTGGCGCAGATCTCGGCGACCTTCGGCGCCGAGGCGCAGAAGATCGTGCAGGATGCCGGCCTCGTCGGCGATCAGTTCCAGGATTTCATCAAGCTGTTTCCGGATCTCGCTGGCGTCGTTCATGAGGCGACGGTCGACATCACGGATTCCATCAAGACCATCAGCCAGTATCTGGAGAGCTTGCAGGTCGGCTCGAACTCGATCCTGTCGCCCGAGCAGCAGCTCGCGGCCGCGCAGTCGCAGTTCAACCGGCAGCTCGGGCTTGCGCAGGGCGGCAACGCCGACGCGATCGCGTCGATCACGAAATACGCCGACACGCTGCTCGGCCAGGCCAAGAGCTTCTACGCATCGTCTGACGGCTATGCGGCGATCTACCAGGCGGTGACAGCGGCCCTGTCGGGCCTCACCGGCGCCGGCAGCTCGACCTATACGGCGCCGGCGTCGACGAGCTCGGCGAGCGCGATCTCGGGCACGGTCCAGCGGATCACCCCGGTGATCTCGACCGGCACGGCCGCGGCCAACGACAACGGCGCCTATTTCGCGCAGCAGACCTCGACGCTGGTCCAGGCGATCGCCGCGGCCGCCAGCGCCGACGTCGCCGCAATCCAGGATCTCCGCGACGTTCTCTCGGCCAAGCTCGACAGCCTCAAGAGCGCGGTCGAAGGCAGGCGCGCGAATCCGCCGCGGCCGGCGGCGAGGGGGACGGCGGCGTGAGCGCGACCAGCTACTACCGCCGGAAGGACCTCGACAACCTCACCGGGGTCGCGGCCTATGCGACACCGACGCTTTACCTGTCGCTGCATACGGCCGATCCCGGCATTGCCGGCTCGCATGCGCACGAGATCTCGGGCGGCGGCTATGCCCGGCTCTCGCTCGCCGGCGTGATGGGGGCCGCCGATGCCAACGGCATCAGCGTCAACACCATCGTGATCAGCATCGGCCCTGCCACCGTCGATTGGGGCACCATCACCCATCTCGGCATCGAGGACGCCGCGAGCGGAGGCAACATGCTCTGCGCGGGCGTTCCGACCATGCCGCGCACCATCACCACCGGCCAGCCGTTTCAGATCCCCGTCGGGCAGTTGCGGCTTCGAAAGGCATGACTAAGAAGCGGGAATAGACATGGGCAAGTCCAACACCTTCATCAACGATCTCCTCAAGCTCATCTTCAACGGCACGGCGATCCCGAACCTCGCCGACAATGCCGCGAGCTCGCCGCTGACGAACTTCTATGTGGCGCTGCATACCGCCGACCCCGGCGCCGCCGGCAACCAGACCACGAACGAGATCTCCTACACGAGCTATGCCCGCGTTGCCGTCACGCGCAACTCTGCCGGATGGACGGTCACCGGGCAGACCGTATCGCCGACGCTCGACGTGGATTTCCCGATTTCGACCGGCGGCGCCGGCGGTACCGCAACGCATGCCTCGATCGGCACCGCCGCGAGCGGCGCGGGCAAGATCCTTTGGAGCGGCTCGCTTTCGCCGACGATCGTGGTGAGCACGGGGGTCCCGCCGGTGCTGGTGCAGGGCTCGACCATCACGGAGACCTGAATGGCTGCTCTGCTCAACCTCTGCCGGTTCGTGCCCACGACCGGCGGCACGACGGATTGGGTGTATGCATCGACGGTCGGCGGCTGCCAGTCGCCGGCGCTCGCTGGCGCGGTCGACGGCCGCAAGTACAAGTTTCTCGCGATCAGCGGCGACCTGGCTCAGTGGGAAATCGCTGAAGGCGCCTATACGGCGGCGAGCGGAACGTTTGCGCGGACGAGCGTGCTTTACAATTCGTCCGGATCCGGCGCGGCCGCGGGGCAGTCGGGCGCGGGCACGAAGATCAACTTCAGCGCCGCGCCGAACGTCGCCGTCGTCGGCATCAAGGAAGACCTGATCTCGATCGAGGAGGCTAACAGCTTCACCGCGATGCAGAAGGCGCGCGCGCGAGCCAATATCGATGTCCTGAAGAAGAACTATATCATCAACGGCGGGATGATGGTGTCGCAGGAGAACGGCGTGAATGCCGTCACCACAAGCGGCTCCTTTCCCGTCGATATGTGGGCCATCAATACGTCGGCCCCGACTACCGCTGCGTTCAGTGCCGCGCAGGTTGCGTCGGCTTCTCCCGCCGGGTCCCCAAACCGCCTCAGGCTGACTGTCACGGCCGCGCAGGCAACCGTTGGCTCGACGCTGATTTGGTTTCAGCAATCGGTCGAAGGCCTGCGGACGGCCGACCTTCTGTGGGGTACCGCTGCCGCCAAGAACGTCACGCTCCAGGTCGGGATCAAGGCTTCCGTCGCAGGGACCTATCTCGTGCAGCTCATCAACAGCGTACAGGACACGGTCGCGCAAGGCTTCGTCACGATCGCCGGCGGTGAGACGAACACTGACGTCATCAAGACGCTGAACTTCACCGCTCTGACCACGGGCACATGGCTGACCAACAACGGCATTGGCTTCTCGCTTCGCTTCTTCCTGATGCTGAATGGCCAGACCGCCAATGTATTTGCGACCAATGGCAACGTGTTCGAGATCTTCGACGTTGGCATCTATGAACGGGACGCGGCGCCTGCGTTTCAATTGCCGGACTATGACGATGAGCTGCGGAAATGTCAGCGCTATTATTTCCAGACCGCTGCGAACGAATATTTGCCGGTGTCCGGAACCCTTCTGAGCGGCGGAGCAACCGGCAGATTTTCCTCTATGCCGGTCCCTGTGCCAATGCGAACCGATCCTGCTGTCACATTGGGGACATCAGCATCGATGCAGTCGGGCGGTAGCACGGCTGCACTGACGGCGATCACTGCAACTGCGACCCCGCATGCAACTCTGATGCTCGCGTTCACCTGGACGGGCAGCGCGGGATCTTCGGTGTCGGATGCGCTGGTGGTCTACGCTGGCTCGACGCCGACGAAATTCAACGCGAGGCTGTAAGTGGCTTTGCTCGGCTTTGACGCGGTCGGGCGGTTGGCCCTTGGCCAGCTTCCGTATGCCGGCGCGCCGCGGCTTGTCGCGAGCGGCGCCGCGGCGGCCAACTTCATCGGGGCCCGCGCCGCGGTGCTCGGTGCCGCCGGCGCCGGTGCGGCCGCCTTCAAGGGCGCCGGCGCCGCCCGCCTGGGCGCCTCCGGAGCCGGTACCTTCGCCCCGAAAGGCACCGCCGGCGCGATCCTGTCGATCGCCGGCAGCGGCAGCTTCGTTCCCGTGCGCGGCGTCGCCACGCGCCTCATTGCCAGCGGCGCCGGCGGCGCCGTGCTGTATCCGGCCGGGGCCGCGCGTGTTCTGGTGTCTTGCGGGGCCATCGTCAGGCTCGGCGGCTCGACCGGCTGGGACCGCACGCTGGAGGCGCAAGGCATACCCTTCGCCTATTTCGCCGAGATCGAGCCCTGGGTTCTGACGGATCGCTCCTGACATGTACGGCGTAGCCCCGATGTGCGCGCTGCCCTGGTCCGCCGATCGGCGGGACATGCGCGCCTATTTCGACATGACGATGGATCTGTCGGCGGAGCTCACGCTGAAGCTCTACGTCGGCACGTCGGCCGGCTATGCGACCGAGCCGACCGACACGCCGCCGAGCCAGCCGTTCAAGGGCGTGCTGCAGAGCTTCGAGTTCACCCGCTCGATCGTCCAGGGCGACATCGGCCAGTTCGCAACGGGCACGGGCAGGCTGACCATCAGCAACGCCGATGCCGATTACGATTTCCTGCCGCTGTCCTACGCGATCGACGGCCGCCCCATCACCATCCGCGTCGGCCGTCCGGACCGCGCCTATGCCGAGACTATGCCGCTGGCGAAGCTCACGGCATCCGGCTGGAATATCGACACCGACCAGATCTCGATCGACCTCGAGGACCTCTCCTACAAGCTCGAAGTACCGATGCAGCCGAACACCTATGGCGGCAGCGGCGGCGCCGACGGCGGCACGGACCTCGCCGGTAAGCGCAAGCCGCTGGTGTTCGGCAACGCCCGCAATATCTCGCCGGTGCTGCTGGTCCCGAACCTCCTGATCTACCAGGCCCATGACGGCGCGATGCAGTCGATCGACGCGGTCTATGATCGCGGCGTCGCGCTCACGCCCGCCGGCGAGGTCGCCGACTATGCGGCGCTCGCGGCAACAAGCGTCTCGGCCGGCCAGTTCAAGACCTGCCTCGCCGCGGGCCTCTTCAAGCTCGGCTCGAGCCCGAGCGGCACAGTGACCGCGGATGTGAAGGGCGATGCGACCGACGGCTATCTGGTCCGGACCGCAGATATCGTGCGCTGGGCGCTGCGGCACCGCACGGTGCTGTCGGACCCTGGCGATCTCAGCGTGGCCTCGTTCGACCAGGTCAATGCGGTCCAGCCGGCGCCGATCGACTATTTCCTCGGGCCCGACGACAATCTCACCGTTGCCGCCTTCATCCAGGCCATCATGGGCGGCATCGGCGGCTGGGGCGGCCACCGCCTGGACGGCACGTTCGAGGTGAGGATCTTCCAGGCGCCTTCAGGCGCCCCGGTGGCGTCCTTCACGCGCGACGACATGATCGTCGATATCAAGCGCGAGCCGCTGCCGGAGGCTTACCGCCCGCCGCGCTGGCGCTGGCGTGTGCCCTATGCGCGCTGCTGGACGGTGCAGACCGATCTTGCCGGCGCCGTCACGGCCACGCGTAAGGCCTTCGTCGCAGAACCCTATCGCCTGGCCGAGGCGACCTCGAGCACGATTCTGACAGATCATCCCTTCGCCCAGGACCGCGATCCCGTGCAGTCCTATTTCTCCAACGCGTCGGATGCCGCAGCGGAGGCGACGCGCCTGATCAACCTCTTCAAGACGACGCGCGCGATCTACCGCATGACCCTGGCGCGCCGGGCCCTGCGGCGCGAGATGGGCGATGTCATCGAGGTCACGCATCCCAGGTTCGACCTCAGGTCCGGCCGCGTCATGACCATTCTGGAGTGGGGGCTGCGGATGCAATTCGCCGACAACGGCATCGATACCGTCGAGATCGCCGCCTATGGCTAACGCCGCGCTCGTGATCGACAATCTCGCCGAAAGCGCGATGATCGGCGCCTCGAGCCAGGAGCTGACCATGCCGGTGTCCCTGCTGAGGACGCCGACTCCTTCGCAGCGCTGGCGCAGCCTCAGCCCGGCCGACTGGTTCGTCGCCGACAAGGGCGCCGCAATCGCGGCCGACACGGTGCTGCTCTCGGGCCTGACCTGCGGCGTGAATGCGCTGGTTCGGCTGCGCCTGTCGTCGATCGACGCCACCGGCGTCGCCGGCGACATCCTCGACACCGGCCCGATCGCAAGCGGCGCCAGCCCGGCCTTCGACATCGAATACCGCGCCTTCCTGTGGCTGCTCTCCGCACCCGCGGCCTGGCGCTACACCCGCTTCGACATCGCGGATCCCGACGCCGACTATGTCGAGGCCGGCTGCCTGGTTGAAGGCGTGCGCGAGGCCTTCACCTACAATTTCGCGCCGGGCGACACCATCCAGCACGTCGACCGCAGCCGGGTGTCACCGACCGCGTCGGGCATCACGATGACCTGGGACGACAACAGCTTCCGCCGTCTCGGCCTGTCCTTCAACGCCGTCACGAGCGCGCAGCGCTATGGCCTCATCGAGCGGCTCGACCGGGTCAAGGGCAGAAAGCGCAACGTGCTGCTGATCACCGACCCCGACAGCGAGAACCTGCCGCGGGATTCGATCCTGGGCCTTGTGACCGAGCAGACCCCGGTGGCGTTCAGCAACGCCTTTGCCGTCGACGGCCGGCCCCTGTTCGGCAAGCAGCTGCGCATCGACGAAAGGATCTAAGACATGGCCTTTGTCCGACCGCGTGCGCGCATCCTCGAGATCTCGACGACATCGGGCTCGGGTCCGTTCACGCTCAGTGGTCCTGCCGACGGTTCCTACAACGGCTTCGCCTCGTTCATGCTGTGGGGCGATCAGACCTATGTCACGGTGGTAGAGCCGGGCGTCGCGTTCTGGAGCGGGATTGCGACCTACAGCGCGACCAACCAGATCACGCTGACGACGGTCGAGGAGAGCAAGGGCACGTTCGGCGCCGGCACCAAAGAGGTCATGGCCTCGCCACTGGCATCATCCTCGATGCTGCGCGAGGACATCGCCGGCGCGATCACGACCGGCGGGACCGCGACGGCCTACACGGTGACGAGCTATCGCAAATACACCAGCCTGGCACAACTCGACGGCGCCATCATCGCGTTCACGCCGCACACGGCGAACGGTCAGACCGTGACGCTCAATGTGGACGGCCTTGGCGCCAAGCCGCTGCGCCTTGCGCCTGGCGTCGACCTACAGTCCAACGTGCTGATCCAGGGCACGCCCTATACCGCGCTCTACAACCACGCCAGCCAGGTGTTCTATCTGCACGCGCTCGGCGGCAACGCCTATGGCGTGCCGCTCGCGGCCGGCATGGACTATTGGGCGCCCACCACGCCGAGCAGCGCCTTCGCATTCCCGGCCGGACAGCCGATCTCGCGGACCACTTATGCTGCGCTCTTTGCCTTGATCGGCACCACCCACGGCGCCGGCGACGGATCGACGACGTTCAATTTGCCGGACAAGCGCGGCCGCGTGTCAGCGGGGGCGGACGATATGGGAGGGGTAGGCGCCGGCCGCTTGAATGTGACCGGTGGAATGTCTGGTACCGGGCTCGGCTCTATCGGCGGTTCGCAGACTTATACGTTGGGCACGTCGGAAATCCCTTCCCACGTTCACAGCAATATTCTCAACGACCCGGGCCACACGCATACCGTGACTAGCGCGGTCTTTGGCGGCAATGCCAGCGGAGGCAGTGCAGGCGGCGGCAACGATACCGTCCAGCAGCACAGCGGTTTGGTCCTGTCGACGAACACGACAGGCATTACATTGACAAACGCATCAGCAGGCGGCGGCGGCGCACACGGGAACGTGCAGCCGACAATCACCTGCAACTACATCATCCGCGTGCTGTGAACGAACTACCGGCTTCAAAAATGAAGTTGTGACAATAGCCCGGCTTTTTCCAAAACCACTCGCCGTCCTGACGCTGATGCACTGAGACGTCGAAGGTCTCGATGGGAAGGACCTGCTGGCCATCTATGAAGCGACCGCGATAGCCGAGTGATCTCAGGTAGGCAAAGACTTCGTCGACGATTCCCGGCTGGTGACGATTTTCGCACTCGACAACGATCAGCGGCCGACAGCGGCGAAGGAGTCGATCTGCTCCTCGAAGAACGTGCATCTCTGCGCCCTCAACGTCGATCTTGAGGGCGGCCACATGGACCGCGTCGCCAAAATAAGCATCCAACGTGGTGGTAGGCACGGTCATCGTTGCGAACCTGCCGGACGGCCGGAGCAGGGACGCGCCCGGTTGATGACCGTCCGGAACGAAGAGTTCGAGCATTCCATTAGCCGAATAGACGGCCTTTGGTTCGACGATGACATTTTGGAGTCGCAGAGCTCGGCAAAGTTCAGCAAGACGCCGCGCAAGTGACGGCTGAGGTTCGAAGGCGACGACTTTGCCATCGGCGCACCAGCGCGCCAGCCAATAGAGATAGCTGCCTTTGTTGGCCCCCACATCGCAGACGACGTCACCGGCGTGGATATGCTGACGGAGGGCGCGAAGTTCGGCCTTCTGATCCCGATAGCGAGCCCGCAAAGCCCGAATACCGAACCTGACAAGTTGGTTCAGCACGCCCCAATCCTCCGCTTGTTCCGAGAACGGACGCTAGCACCACAACCGTCCCGCGAACAATCTAGGATTGCGTCGGCCACCCTAGCTTCCCCAAACGAGAGAGCCCCCATGACCGAGACCACCTTCGGCCAGGCGCTAGCGCGCCTGTGGCCGCATTCCCCGCAGGATCTGCTCGCCGGCATCGAAGCCAGGGCGCCGGAGGTCTTTGCCAAATACGGCTTTCCGCCGCTCGTGGTGGCGCACTTCATGGGGCAGATCACCCACGAGTGCGGGGCAGGGCGCGAGCTCGTCGAGAACCTGAATTATTCGCCGCAGGGAATAGTGAAAACCTGGCCGAGCCGCTTTGCTTCGCTCGCCGAGGCGATGCCGTTCGCCCATGCGCCGCAGAAGCTCGCCAACAAGGTCTACAACGGCCGCATGGGCAACCGGCCGGGCTCGAATGACGGCTGGTCGTTCCGGGGCAGGGGCGGCACCAACACCACTGGCCACGACGGGTATTTCCGCCTGGCGCAAAAGATGGCGCTGGATCTGCTGAACGATCCCGACCTGGTCAACCGGCCGGATCTGTTCCTGGAATGCGCTGTGGTGGACTTCGTCCTCTGCGGCTGCGTCCCCTTCGCCCAGAAGGACGATATCCGGGGGGTGATCTACCACCTCAACGGCGGCTTTATCGGGCTCAGGGAGCGCGAGGACCTGACCAGGCGCTGGAAGACCGCCCTGATGGCCGAGCACGGCCAGGCGGCGCTGTTTCCGGCCCCTGTGGCCCGCCCGCCGGGCGAGCTGGGGTATGGCGACAGCGGCTTCGAGGTGAAGGGCCTGCAGGCAGAGCTGAAGGCCAAGGGCTACGGGGTCGGCAAGGACGACGGGCACTTCCACGAGGCTACAAGGGGCGCGGTGGCAAGCCTCCAGCTCAACCACGGGCTTCCCGCCACCGGCGTGGTCGATCAGGCCACCCGTGAGGCCCTGGTGCGATCACAAGGCGCCCCCGTGGGCGAGGCGCGGGCCACTGCCACAGTCGAGGATCTGCGCCAGGCGGGCTCCCGGACCATTGCCGGGACCGATCGGCTGAGCCTCTATGCCAAGCTGAAGCTCGCGCTCGGCCTGTCCACCCTCGGCGGGGTGGGCACCGAGCAGGCCGGCGGCTTCGACCTCGACACCGTGCAGGCCGGCATCGACAAGGCCCACCAGGCCGCCGGCATCCTCGAGCAGCTCCGGCCGATGCTGAAAGCCGTGTTCTCGAGCGCGTGGGCGCTGCCGATCGGCGTGGCCGCGGCGGTAATCGGCCTCCTGGTGCTGATCGACGCCGGTCGCATCGCGCGCGCCAGGCTCGAGGACCACCGCTCCGCCGCCAATATGGGGCGCTGATCATGCTGGCTGCATTCGCGGGCGCGATCGCGCTCATCCCGGGCGGCGGCGCCACGGTCGGCGCGGCCGCCAAGGCTCTCGGCTGGCTGCTCCGCTGCGGCACCTGTCTCAAGATCCTGGCAGTGCTGGTCGCCATGGGCTGCACCGCGCTGCACGTGCACCGCGAGGACGTCGCCCGCTGCGACGCGCGCATCGCAGAGGACCATCGGGAGGCGGCCGCCGCGGCCGCGCAGCGCGACAGGGACGTCGCCAGGGATCTCGGCGATTTCTACACGCCGAAGCTCGAGGCCCTGCACAGGCAGAACAAGCTCCTCCAGGACAAGGTGGACCAATATGCGAAACGAAAGGCGCCGGCCGCCGCCGGCAACGCCGGCAAAGCTGCTGGCGCCTGCACTCTCGGCGATGCTGCTGACCTGCTGCGGCCCCCGGCATCTCGCTGACCTGCCGCCGCCAATCCAGGTCGATCTGCCCTCGACCTGCGAGGAGCTGCTGCAGCGGATCCCGCTGCCGAAGTTCGCCCGCAAGGACGATGCCATCGCAGCATATCTCGCGATGGAGGCGGTCGCGATCGCGCAGGACGGCATGATCGAGCTGACGCTCGAATGTCTGCAGCAGCAGCGGCTGGACTATGCAGGGAAGGGAGGCGCGTGATGCGCACGCTACAATCGGTCAAGCCGCCTACCCAGGTCGAGCGCATCGCCGCGCTCGAGGAGCGGGAGAAGGCGCGCGCCGAGATGGACGAAAAACGCGAGGCGCGCCTTGCCGGCATCGAGACCAAGCTCGGCGAGCTCGTAACGCTGCTGACCAAGGCCCAGGGCATGAAGGAGATGATCGACGGCGGATTCAAATATATCGGCTATGTCGCCTCGATTGGCGCCGGCGGCGTCGCGATCTGGAAGTTCTTGTTCACGCACTGACCGTCAAATCCGGATTTGCTCATCAACGCCGTCGGCGCTCACCCCGCCGGCGGCGTTTTCGTTTGCGGGCCGCCGAAGAGATCCCCCTGTTCGTCGGTGCGCAGGCTCTCGATCGAGAGCAGCTCGAACTCGGCGCCGGCGCGGACGACGGCCTTGGTGATGCCGCGCGCCTTACGGTCTTCGAGCGCACCGGCGATCGATCCGCGCTGTCCGCGGAGCCGGCCGGCGGTGATGATGACCGGGGTTCTCAGTAGAGCTCGATGGTGACCTGCCCGTAATAGGGCTTGGACCATCTCGATTCCGTCAGGACGATACCGTCGTCGTAGAGCTTCTGCCGCTGCGCGTCGGGAAGGGCCTGTAGCTTGCGGACGTCGACGATCGGGAAATCACCGTCGAACCGCTCCGGCTTTGCCGGCGAAACGGAGACGTGCCCGATTTTCGGATCGGTCTGGCGAAAGCCGCGGCCGAGCTCGTCGGCCATGAGCTTCAGCTCCGCCTTGATGGCCTCGAGGCGGTCGAAGGCCGGCTTGTGCTTCTTGCGAAGCTTCAGGGCCTCGGCACAGAGTTCGTCGCGTCTCTTGAGGGTCTTCGCATCGAGCTCGATTGCGGGCATGGCGGAGTCCTGGCAGCGCGGAACGCAGGAAACGAGGGCCGCGCGCAGGCGGAATGTTCCATAACATTTCTAACGGGAGGTTACCGGGCGGGCATGTCGCCACGGCGGGTAATCGGAGCCTGCGAATTCATTCTCGCGTTGCCGCGGTGCCAACATGGACGAATTACACATGGCAAAGGCGAAGAAGCAGACCGTGCGCGGTCGCAAGCAGGCCGGGCGCGGGTGGCAGGCGAAGACGCGCCGCTCGGCCGCCGGCTCGAGCCCGGCGCACTGATCCGGGGTGCGCCGGGCTTTTTCGTGTCAGCGGATCAGCGAAAGGCCTTCACGCGCTTGCGGGGATAAGCCGCTGGATCAGAAGCTATCCATCACCCGCGTGTAAGCGGGGTGCGCGCGGTTCTTGATCTTCCGCCATTCCTTGGTTCGGCCGGCGATGTAGGGACGATCGCGGCGCTTGGATACGATGCCCTCGAGGCGGAGCTCGCAACCGGCGCGAAACAGATCGGGCCCGATCGCGCCGCTCTCGAACGGCGCGATGAACATGCCGTCGGGCCGGCCACGGAGGAGTCGCGCGAGGTTGGTCTTGCGCATCTCCAGCGGCAACTGCCGCAGATCCTCGCCGCCGAGCGCGAGGAGATCGAATGCATAGAGCTGCACCTCCTCGTCATGCCGGCGCGAGTGCAGCGCGTCGAAGTCGGAGACGCCGTCGACGCCGAGCACCACGGCCTCGCCGTCGATGACGAATTGCTGCTCGCGGTTGCGGAGCGCCGCCTGCACGATCCACGGGTAGCGATCGGTCCAGTTGTGCCCGTTCCTGGTGATCAGGCGCACGGTCTTGCCGTCGCGCTCGACGCGCAGCCGATAGCCGTCGTACTTGATCTCGTGGAACCAGTCCGGTCCATCAGGGACGGCCTTGGCCGCGGTCGGCAAGCAAAACTCGAATGTGCTGAGCATGAGAACGAGATAGTCACGCGGCAGCGAATATGCGAATCTCAGCTTTGATTTGAGCGTCGGGATTTCGTCAGTGAGGGACCGATGACAATTGCATTGCCATACCTTGGAATTGCTGTCTGCTGCTCGCTCGCGGTCTGGTTGGTGAGCCAGGTGCTTTAAGGCCTAAGCGGAAGCGCCAGCTGCACGCCGATCGAGTGGCCAAGTTGGCTCTCGAGAAAATCCTTTAGAGCCTCCGAGATCTCGTCACCTTCGGCAGCAATCCTGCGCTTGAGTTCGCGTGCGATGTCCTCGGACGCGTCGCGCGACCAGCCTTCGACCGGGTTGAACGCGACCACGCGAAGCACCCGGTCATATTGGCCGCTGAGCAGGTCATCGATCAGCGTCGCATGGTCGATGCCTTCGTCGGTCTCCCGGAATGCTGCGCCGTCGCCGAACTCTTCGAGGACGATGTAAAAGTCCTTGTCGAGGCGATCGTTCGGAATGATGGACGGCGAGGCCATACGCAGAACTCCATTGACCAGAGTCAAATCTAGGAGGCCTTTGACTCAAAGGCGAATCGGAACTTGCGAATTCATTCCCGCGTTGCCGCAGTGCCAACATGGAGGGATCAGCATGGCAAAGTCGAAAAAGCAGACGACGCGCGGCCGCAAGCAGGATCGGGCACGAGTGGCCGGCGGGCAGGATTACGAGGTGCGCTACGAGGCGAAGAAGACCCGCCGCTCAGCTTCTGCAGTGAAGAAGGCGGTCAAGAAGGTGGGCAGCAGCCGCAAGAAGGTGGAGCGGCGGCTGGGGCGATGAGACGCCATCGCTGTTAGGAACCAGAGTCTCTGCGCACAGTTCAACAATCCGTCTTGCGTGCCATCCTTTCGCAAGACGCTGTCGCCGACTAAGCCCCACCCGTCACCCTCTGGCGGGATGGGGCCGCTTTTGGGCTTCGATTCATCTGGGGATGCCATGTCGTGCAAAGCACTCGTCGCGGTTTACGTTCGCTTGAGGAAGCAGCAGTCCCTGGACGACATGAGAGATCTTCGGCGCGAATTGCTCCAATCTATGTCCGGCCCCCCAGCCAAGTACGTTCTGGATGATCTCCGATCGATCGAAGATGGGCTGGAACAGCTCCGCCGGGCTCGGCAAGGGGACAGCGCGGCCTATCGTTTGCAAGCACACTCCAAATCCGAAGTACGCCGGTTGCCCAGCAGCTAGTTGCCGGGCGCCGATGCAAGTCGTTGGACCTGGGCTGGCGTAAGCCTTGGCTAGCCCAGGACGCGCCGTCTGCGCGTTCTAGGCCGTGTACTCATTAACAGGCTGAATGAAAGAAGCCGCCAACTGAGACGGCCTTGATGCGCGACTTTGAGATTGCGGGCGACCTTGTCCTCGTTTTCGGCCACGCATGTCGTATCGGGCATCTGGAAAGGAGTGACTCAAGCCTAAGGGCCTCCCTTGATCGGCATCATCTTCTCGGGGGCGATCCAGCGGTCAATTCGGTCTGCCCAATGCTGCATCAACTTCGTGCGCGAGCCTATCAGCGCGAGCGGGCGGTGCCTCTTATAAAGACCTTCCACAGAAGAGTTGTCGAGATGCGCGAGCTGCAGCTCGACGACATCACCATCCCATTCCTTGGCGTCCTCGATCTCTTCGTGGTGGGAAAGGGTCGAGAAAGTGGTGCGGAATCCGTGCGCACAATGATAAGTCTTGGTGTCAATGCCCAGCAACCGCAAACGCTTGTTGAGTGTGTTGTTTGATAGCGGCGTGTCTTTGAAGCAGGAAAATGCGTATCGGCGATGGCCGGTTAGCTTGTGAGCGCGGTGCAGAAGTGCGAGTGCCTGCTGCGACAAAGGCACGACATGGTCCCAACCATTCTTCATCTTAGCGGCTGGAATAGTCCAGCGTTCGGCATCCCAGTCGACTTCGCTCCACTCCATTTCATTGACCATCCCCGGGCGGGGAATGGTCAGCGCATCGAAGCGCAATGCAAGGCCAACAACGTCACCAAACCTCGCTCGACTTCGCGGTGCGCTGATAAGCCTGAAGACGCGCGTTACGTCACGTGGTTCGGTGACGCCGGGGCGCGGCGTTGAAATGTTGGCAATCAATTGCCGATTCAGGTTGCGAAATGGATTGTACCCGTCTCCTTCGACATCGGCATAGTCGCAGATTTGCTCACCGATGCTGCGCACACGGTCTCTCGTTTCCAGCTTTCCTTCGGCTTCGTAGCAACGCAAGAATGCGAGCACGTCCTGGCGTTTAATTTGCTGCCTGCTCAGATTGCCGAAGCGTGCCTTGACGTAGCCAACGCGCAGCTGAAGCACCTCAACGGTCTTGGAATCGCGCACGGCGACGATCCTACCGCGTCGAACTTTCTCCGCTTTCTTCTTGGTGAGCCACTCGTCGGCCCATTGTTCGAAAGGCCGGGCGGCGATGTGCCTGTGCTTGTTGAGTTGCTTCTCTATACTCGGGTCTTTTCCTTCCTTAAGCAGGTCCTTGGCTTTGTCGCGTTCGCGCCGCGCGTCGGCGAGCGAGAACGTGCCGTCCTTGCCGTTGCCGTAAAGGCCGATGGAGTAGGTTTTCTGACGGCTCTGGAAGCGGTAGGCCATCCGCCAAAGCTTGGACCCAACGTTGCTTGGCTTGCTCGTGTCCGGTGTGACAAAGAGATAGAGTCCGCCCCCGATCACGTCGGAGATCTTGGCGGGTTTCCACGCGCCATTGTTGAATCTCGGTCGGACGGCGCGGCAATCGATCTCGGTCCTGATCTTCTTGGGATTCGTGCACGCAACATCGTTCCTGCGAGCCATATGCTTAGTTCCTTGGTTCAAAATAGCGAATGTCCCCGCGAGAATTTGTTCTGCGGGATGGATCCTACCGGGCATTTAAGCCCTGATATCTGCAATTAGTCATTTTTCGGCAGGGATTGTCGGCTGGTGGATGTCCGCTCCTGTCCGCCAGCGCCGCACAAGGACTGGGCCAAGAGCGTTGCTTTCAGCCAGGGCCCCGTGATTCAAACTCCTTAACTGGGAGTTCAAATCATCGCTACGAACTCACTGATTATGAATGGTTTGCCATCAAGCCCATGCTGCCGAACAAGCCGCGTGGCGTCCCTCGGGTGAACGACCGACGTGTACTCAATGGCATCTTCTGGGTCTTGCAATCCGGAGCACCCTGGCGTGATCTGCCGAAGGCGTTTGGTCCATACACCACTTGCTACAACCGGTTCGTCCGCTGGCGGCGGGCTGGGGTCTGGGGCCGCATGATGGACGCGCTTGCCGCCGCCCACGATGCCGCTGTCCAGATGATCGACACTTCCATTGTCCGCGTGCATCAGCATGGAGCCTGCATCACACTAAAACGGCGTCAATCGATGGTCCCGCGGCGGCTTGACGAGCAAAATCCATGCGGTGGTCGATGGCAACGGTCTGCCGGTACGGCTGGCGCTGAGCCCCGGTGAGGCCCATGACGTTCGACTTGCTGGAAAACTGCTGTCTCGTCTGAAAGCTGGGTCGATGCCGCTTGCCGACCGTGGCTATGATGCGGACTGGACTAGGGAGCTTGCCATGAAGAAGGGCGCGTGGGCCAACATCCCGCCGAAAAGCAATCGCAGCGATCCGATCTCCTTCAGCCCCTATCTCTACCGCGCTCGAGGTCGAGCGGTTCTTCAACAGGATCAAACAATGTCGTCGGGTGGCCACGCGTTACAACAGGCTTGCTGGAAACTACCTTGCCTTCGTCCAACTCGCCCTATCCGCCTATGGCTGGCTGCGCGTTATGAGTCCACGCCCTAGCCCTTCACCCTTGTTGTCCTACCCCGCTCTCATGCGCCAGACGAGCAACTCGCCGTGGGCCGTCCCACACCTCAACGGCGGCGTGGGCTTCTAAAAATTTCTCGGATCGAGCTTGGGCGTCTTTGTCCGTTGGGCAATCGATTTCATAAACTGCACGGACAACGCCTCCTGCATCGACCGCGTACGCAACATATCGCATCGCCGTTCCCACATTGTCGAGAACTGCTATCAAGATTCATTCGCCGCTTGATCGTTCCTGCGGCTGCGTCTCGTCGTGAAGGAGGCGTGCAGATCGACGGTGCTGGAATGAGACTCCAACTGAGGTCGGCCCTACTTGCTGTCTCGACGGCCAGACTTCCGGGATGGGCTTGCTAAGCAACTCTTTGGCCTTGGCGAGCAATTCGACAGATCGCTGAATCATTGCCTTCTCGCGCTCGGTCTTGGCGCGCATCCGCTCCAGCTTTACTTCGATTTGTTCGGCAAGCCACCTCAAGTCGCCTGTTGCCATAAAGCGCCTCCCGGTCCGTCCCCGGGAGATTACTCATGTTAAGTTCCCTGGTTCCAGGATCGGTCCTCCCAGGCTCGGGCTCGGGCGATGGCGTTTTGCAGAGTGAGGCGCTGTCCGCTCGCATTTCCTGCGACATCGATTCACATTGCCGGAATCAGCGAGGTCGGGAAAAATCGGCAATGCCGGGGCTGGCGAAGGCATTTCATTTCGGAATTATTGAGCCCGGCAGCATGAGGGGCCGCTGCCCAAAAGCAGCGGTCCTTTGCTTGGGATCATTTACGGGGGCGTCGGAACCGGCCGACATGTTCTCAGTTGTCAGTTCGCATCTGTTCCCAACGCCAGATGCCCCAGCAAGGCCCAAGCCGGGCGCCCCCTACACCGGCTTGGGCCTTCTTTTTCACGCTGCAGAGGCAGATTGGGACGCTGCAAATCCGGGCAAGCCCCGGCGCCGACGGAGGTCACCGGGTCTGGGCTGGCGCGATGCCCTAAGGCCAGCCCAGTTACCTTGGCCTCAACTCGTCTGACCTGAGTTGGGGCCACGTTTTGGACGGGGTACCGAACCGGCGGGCTAGTTCATCTTGCGGCGGAGCTTCTGGATAATCTCCCGCAGCGCAGCAACGTACTCCTCAATGACGCACCGCGCCTCGGCCAGCCGGGATGGCTCGGCTTCCTTACTCTCGGTGGGTCTCGGGGCGGGCATGGCCCGATGGTCCGCGCGCGGGAACTGATGCCGTTTGAGCTAGATCAAAGGTCACTGACTTTCTTGCGTTCTATCATCGCCATCTCAACCTGGTCCGCAAGCACAGTGAGATGATTGGCGAGGCGGTCGAACAGCTCGCGCTTAGCTGGATCGGTGGCCAAGTCGCGGATCAGGGCGCATTCAGCTGCGTCCGTTCTGAGCTTTTCCAGCTGAACCAAATAGTCTTGCATCACGTTCACACTTGCTGCCGGTTGCACCGAGAACAAGCCATCCTAGCGTGCCGCCCGTGAATTGGAACTGGGTAAAATCGACCCTCGGGTTCATGAGCGCTTTTACAGGTGCGAACGGGGCGAAAGGCGGCCTCTCGGCATATCAGCGCTCCTTTCGCGCGTGCTCGGCCTCCACGGCGCGGAGCAGGGCGGCAAGGCTGGGATACTCCACACCATTGCGAGCGTAGCGATTGACGCGCTCGACGTAGCGGGCCGATCCGTCTGGCCTGCCTCGCCAGCTGAACAGCAGCACGGCGCTGTTGTGCTGGCGCAGAACGTGGCCCGCCCCATTACCGAACGACTTGCTCAAGGGGTGGCGCTTCATGGCCGCGCCTCCAGCTTCGTCAGCTTCGACTGGTCCATTTCCCGGATAAGCATCCCGAACGGAGACGTTCCACACTGGCGGGGAGATATTCGGCGAAGGCGAGCAGCATCACGCAAGTCCGCTCGCGTAAAGCCCTTCAGCCCTTCTCGACCGCGTAGGCGCCCCGGCGCGACTTCGACTGCCTTCGCTGCGAGCCGGCGATGACAATGACCAGTCGGTTTCCGTGGTTCCTACTTGAGCAGATGTTCGCCGGGCGGCATCAGCCTCACATACGTGCCGCTCTCATGGACCATCAGCCAGCCCTTCTTGGCCGCGAATTCGAGGCCGGGCCTAAACTCGCTGCCCCGGCCCTTTAGCGTTCGAAACGACGCGATCAGGGATGCCGGCCGAGCGATAGCGTAGGGAGCGTGGTTGGGCCCGGTCTCCGGCCATCTCGTAGCCGACAGAACCCGGTGACGCCGAATCGGCGCAAATTTCAATTTACCGAAATTTCGGTTGCTCCGTCGGGCAAAACAGTGGTTCATAAGGTGCTGGCTCTAAACGTCTGAGAGGAACCAGCGTCATGGCGGACGAAGTCGAAGTCTCTTCCGATCTGTCTAAAATTGCGAAGCTTAATGGGGACTTCCGCAGGAACTACGGCACATTGCTTGGCGCAATTCTGTATCTGCGCTCGATCAGCGCAGCGCGTAGGGCATCCCACTGGGGCGGACTAATCGTAGCCCTTGCGACAGCCATTCTGACGTGGATTGTGAAGTACGGATTGCCGTGGGGCAGCCCATCGTGAAGACGTGAATTTCGCGGCTCCGGCTCGCTGCCTAGATTGTTGAAAGCGCGACTTGTTGGAGGCTCACCCCGATGGTCAACGCGCTCGTTCTACACAAGACTTCTTTGCCGAAGGCGCAGCGAGCTCGCCGCGCCGCGCAATACGTCAGAATGTCGACCGACTACCAACAATACTCAATTGAAAATCAGATGGCTGTCATCGCTGCTTATGCGCAGAGACTGGAATTGGAGATTGTCCGGACCTACCGCGACGACGCCAAAAGCGGACTTCATATCAAGAACCGGAAGGGTCTCTTGGATTTGATTGACGATGTTCAGTGTGGACGCGCGGACTTTGGCAGCGTCCTCGTCTACGATGTCAGCCGCTGGGGGCGCTTTCAGGACATAGACGAGAGCGCATACTACGAGTTCATTTGCAAGCGTAACGGTGTGCGTGTTGAGTATTGCGCAGAGCTGTTCAAGAACGACGGCACTTTTGTTTCGAGTATCGCGAAGAATCTGAAGCGAGGCATGGCAGCCGAATGGAGCAGAGAGCGATCCGAGAAGGTGTATGCGGGAGCGTGTCATGTTGCTCGACTGGGTTTTCGCCTGGGCGGGCGCCCAGGGATCGGTCTGCGCAGAGAGTTGATCGATGCAAACGGACGCTCCCGGGGTGTCATGCAAAACGGTGAGCGGAAATTTCTCCAGACTGATCGGGTTATGTTGCGGCCAGGGCCGCCCGAGGAGGTTGAACTCGTCCGCTCGATATTCCGACAATTCGTGGTTGATCAAAGGGGCGAGACCAAGATTGCGCGACGCCTGAATGCTGCCGGCATCAAGTGCCCGACCGGCCGGCCTTGGTCGCAGGGGATCATTCGCTACATGCTGGCGAATGAGAATTACATCGGCAATTTGCTCTATGATCGCAATACGTGTCGCCTTCGCGAGTACAACAAGCCAAACCCGCCGGAGCAGTGGATTCGCAAAGTCGGCGCATTCGAATCGGTAATTAGTCCGGAGCTGTACGCGAAAGCGCGGGGGATCATCGATACTCGCAAGAGCACCAAGGGTCTCTCCAACGAAGAGATGCTAAAGCGACTCAGAATTTTGCTGAAGAAAAAGGGGCGGTTGAGCCGTGCTATCATCGGCGATGCGCCGGGCGTGCCAAGCCCCGCTCTTTACCAATTCCGCTTCGGATCGCTGAGGAATGCTTACCGATTGATAGGATACGAGACTAGGTGGAACTGCGAATATATCGATACGCGTAATGATCGACACGCCAAAATTCAAGATCACGCTTTGAGACTAGCGACGGCTTTGGCTGCTTTCGGTGAAGACATCAAATTCGATCAAGTTCACCAGACGCTACGGGTACGGGCTCTCGTGGTCTCGTTGCGCATAGCCCGCAGTATTCATGACAGTAACGAGAAGCATTCGGAAACATGGGCGGTCGAGCGCGGCCAACATATGCCTCCTGGCTTAATTGTCGGAATCAGACTCGACCGTTCAAATCGCACGGTGCGTGACTACTTCCTGATGCCGGCATCAAAACTCGTCGTTCGCTTGAGGTTTACAGAGATTGGCGCCAAACGTTGTGGCGTGCGCTGGTTCAGATCTTTCGACAGCGTGGTTCGGGCCGTTAAGCGGAGGCTCGAAGCGTAGACTGTGATGTCGCCGCCGGAGGAAACCGCGACGTTTGACGGCGCCGGCGTTGAACGCATCGCGCTTCACGTGCATCGCCAGCGGCACGTAGCAGTACAAGCACTCGTGTCCGCAGCCGGTGTAGGGCCAGCTCGGAGTATTCGCCGGCATTGCCGGCGGGCGCGTAGATCACGCTGCAGCGTTTGAGGAGGGCGGTCAGATCGGTCATGCCGCATCTCCCATCAGCGCCGGCGCCAGGCGGATCTGCTGGCCGTTGACCTCGACCAGGCCAGGCGAGCGCAGCCGCGAGATGTAGGTCGAGAACGTGCCGCCGCCGGCGGCCAGGCCGATCTCGGCGGCGAGCTCCTCGCGCGTGATGGCGGCCGGGTAGTGGCCGGTGAGGGCGTCGAGCATCGGGCCAACGCCGGAGAGCTTCGATTTCCAGAAGCCGACCAGCTCGGGCCCGGGCGGCGGCAAGGTCGGGACAGTGTCGCCGAGGGCGTGGAGGCCGAGATCCGTGGCGAAATACTCTTCGCCTGATTTTTCGATGCAAGCCGCAGTGCGCAGTCGCGAGAGATAGGTGCTCCAGGTCCCGCCCTTTCGCTTCAGGCCGGCGGCGACGGCCCACTGCGCCTCGGTCATCCCGGCAGGATGGACTGCCGCCAACGCCATCAGAGGCCGGCGTTCGGCGCCGAGAGCCGGGATATCACCGGCGCCAGCAGGCGCCGCCGGTGATTTGCGCGCGTTACCGGGAGAAGCGCCCAGCTCGCGTTTCGGGGCGTCCACGGCGGCTTGTTTCATCGACTGCAGGCCAGATGGGGTGAAATCGATCTTGAAGGCCAACTTCTGCGCCTTGGCGGCCTTGGCCTCCTCTGCGAGGAAGGTCATCAGCGGGCCGATGCGCTCGCCAATTCCTGTCAGCCAGGCGACCGTGCGGCGGTGCAGCTCGCGCTCCATTTCGCCTGTGAGCTTCGTTCGAGCCTGGTTGAAGCCGCGCTCCTCGGCGGCAACGATCGCGAGGGGATCGGCCGCCGGCGACGTTGAAGCTTTCTTGGCCACGGCTTCGAGCTCGCGGATCCGTTTCTGCAGCGTCGGCACGTCGGTGGCTTTGACCTGCTCGACGACGGCCGCGATCTGCTGCTCGAGCTTGCCGACGTCGAGCGGCTTGAGCTTGTGGCTTTTGATCTTCTCGCCACGCTTCGGCTTGCGGGAGGAATCGAACGTGCCCTTTTGCGGAAAAGGCTTGCGCTCGAGGATGCCGTGGCCGGGCAGCCAGACCAGGCCTTCGCCAACCTTGAACGTCGGCAGGGAATCCTTGATCTCCTTGCCTTGCGCTTTGTCAGCTTGGCCCTCGATCCAGGCGTCGAGCGCGTCGCGGTCCTGGCTGGCTGTCAATTTGAACGCCAGCAGGCCGTCGACCTGGCTGAGCACGTTCTTGTTCAGCACCGCCGGCCGCTGCGAGATCAGCCAGGGGATGAAGCCGCGCAGGCGGCCGCGGCGGACGATGTTGTCCATGTGGCCGAGCAGGACCTCGTCGCCCTTCTGCGGCTTCTGCGGCGCGAACAGGTCGGCTTCGTCGACGACGAGGTGAAAGGGATGCCCCGCGGCCTTGCGGTAAAGCGTCTCGAGGAACGCCACCATGAACCGCCGCTCCGCCGATCGGTTCGGCAGCTTGCTCAGATCGATGATGCAGCTTTCCGCCATGGTGGCGACGGTCTCGCCGAGCAGGGTGCCGGCCTGCTCATTGAGCGGCAGATCGGCGTGGTCGCCGCCAAAGATCACGACATTGAAGCCGGAGGGCGTCTTGCCGTCGGCGAGGAGACGCAGCCCCCACCAGGCGCCGAGTGGATCGACGATGACGACACGCGCGCGGCGCGCGAGCAGCATCTCGATCGCGGTTCCGGAATTGTAGGTCTTGCCGGAACCGGAGGTCCCGATGAACCCAAGGCGATCGTCGAGCGCGTCGCCCGGAATGGGGTGTTTCATGAAGGTTCTTTCTGGAGAAGCTGCGCCGCGGATCCGGGCGCCGGAACGCTGGTGATGGAGGACACGTCGCCACGGCGGAGGAAGCAGAGCTCGGGGCGGCCGACATAGCCGTGCTCCCAAACCGCCCAGGAATAGTCGGTGGTGCCGTTGCCGATCTTCTGCTCGCCGCCGATCACGACCGGGCCCGGCGGCATCGAGGGGCGCGGGGACAGGTGATAGACGCGGCGGAGCGGCGTGCGCTCGAGCCACCGCGACCGGTCGTAGCCATTGACCCACGACGTCGGCACGATCATCGCCACCTTGCGCCGCGCCAGGTTGAGCGCGTGGCCGACGAAGGCCATGGCAAAGCGAAACGGTAGGTTGCAGGCGATGTTGTCGACCGACTTCGTCGTCTGGAAGAAATCGGCGACCCGGAATCCTTTCGCCCGCAGCACGATATCGCTGCCGGTCGCGCGCAGGCCTGCGCGCCTGGCCGCGCGTACGATGCGGCCGCTGCCGCAGGCGGGATCGTGGATGCGGCCCTCGAAGGTCTCGGCCTGGAAGAGGCGGTCGTTGACCCACTCCTCCTCGATGTACCAGTCCTCCGGATGGCGGGACCACATGCGCGTCTTCTTCGCGCGCTTGCGATGGTGCATGGAGGGGGCGTGCTTCTGGCTCAC